CAGGCGCCGCCCACGGCTGTCCCGCTTCGCCCCCGTCTCCACAAGCTCTGCTGCGATCGTTTCCATTCCCGCAGCTTAGCGGAAATTCGATCAGCCGACTACGAGGCGACTGACCGGACGCTTACGAGCTTGCCGACGCGCAGGGCTTCGACGGCAGCGACGCCGCCGTGGTTGGCCACGTCCTGCTCGTTGAAAACGACCTCGCGGCGGTGGACGAGGCCAGCGACTTCATCTGAGTCGCCGTTGCCCGTATAGCCGCCGACCTTGAATAGAGCCATGCCTTGCACGGCTGCCATCGCGCCGCCCACGGCGACAGGGGCCATGGCGGCAGCGCCGCCCCACGAGGCGATGGTGGCGAGGGTCGCAGGCGCAGCCCAAATGGCAGACATACCCATTGCGGTCGCTGCATTGGCGGCTAGCGCGGCAGCACGCAGGGAATTGCCCAAGGCGAATTCGATCACCTTGCGGGCAACCCACTGGACCGAAGCCTGAACGATGGCCTGCACAACCTGCGTCGTGATCGTCGAAGCGACCGAGGCGAGGGCCTGATGCCACGTTTTGGTTTTCATTATCAACGCGGTGATGTTCGAGGACACCGAGTTGAGGGCTGAATTCATCACGCCGGAAATCTCCGAGCCGATGGACTTGAAGCTGTTCGTGAGCTTCACGAGACCGGAGGTCATGTCGCCAAAGAACGAACCCGGCGCGGTCTGGGACATTTCCTTGGGCAGGGTGACCTGCTGGCGCTCCTGGAGCCGCTTTAGCTCGTCCTGCGCCTGAGCCTTGGTTGCGGACCCATCAGGCTCCGTCTCGACGCGCTTCTTGGCGATGGCGATGTCCTCGGCGATTTGCTGCTCCTCGCGCTTATATTCGAGGTAGAGCAGTTCCTTCTTTTGCCGGTCGGTCAGATACTCGTCCTCTTTGATCGAATCGACGGCGGCTTGGTCGGCACGCTGCTGCTCCTGAGAGGCGGCAGAGCGCTTCGCGGCAAGTTCCTTCTCGGCCTGTTTCTCCTTTTTGTCGGCGGCCTCCTGCGCCTTTTTGTTCTCCGCTTCCTCGGCCTTAGCCTCTGCATCCTGCGTCGCAAAAATCTCGTGCTCCACCTGCGCGATCTTGCCCGCCATTTCGAGACGGAAGGTGTAGGCGGCCTGCTGCGCCTCGCTCTGCTTGGACGGGTCGCTGGCCTCGTTCGACCCAAGGTAGCGCTCGGGCCGCGAGTCAGGGCCGTTGAGCTGCGCCGTCAGCGAAGCCTTCTTCGCGAGGAGCATGTTGATGTATTCGGACTTGTCGGCTTCCTTGAAAGCCGCCTCAACGCGGGCCTCCTCCTGCGCCTGAATCTCGGGGCCTTTCTTGACCAACGCATCGCGGGCGGCTGCTGCCTCGCGTGTAAACGCTGCGGCGCGTGCCTCCATTTGGGCCTCAAGGTCCTTCTGCTTGTTCAGCTCGATCTGCTTTTGGCCCTCGGATTGGAGAAGGGAAAGCCGCTGACGGGTCAGGTCGATCAACTCGACGATATTGCCCGTTGACGTATTGTCATCATCACCAATGGCACTGCCCGAACTGGCGAGCTGCCTGATGTTCTTCCATCCTTGATCGGTTGCCGAATCTATATCGGACTGACTCCGCACGTTATCGGCCTGAGCGCTGAATTGATCGAATTGCTTGCGACCAGCAACAGCCTCCTGCTGCGGCCCTGTCAGCGGCTGTCTTCCGTCTATAACGTCCGCAAGATCAGTGAGCTGGCCGATGCTCGCTTGCGCACCCAAGGAAAGGAATCTGACGGTCTGTTTAAACGCATCGCTGCTCGTCAGCGCTATGAGGGACTTTAGCAGTTCCTTGTAGGAAACAGCGAGGTCTGCTGTCGCGTCAGAAGCCGACTGCGCCGTCGTAGCGTTCAGACGCTCTTGCAGGATCGTGATGTTCTCCGCGCTGGCCGTCACAGCCTCGGTGAAAGCGTGGAGCTTCTGATTCAGAAACTCGTAGAGCTGGCCTGCCTCGCTCGCGGCCTTGAGGTCGGCGTCGGTGATCCCGAGGCTGCGCCCAGCGACCGTGCGGTTGGCGACGCCGTTCAGGATGTCGGCAATGTCGCGGGTCGCCCTGAAACCTTGGATGCCGAGCGTCGTCATCGCCCGGTTGAGCGTGACAGACAGCTCGATCTGCTTGTTGAGGTCGGTGATCCCGCCCTTGAACATAGCACCGACCGTGGCGGTGTACTGCTCGGCCAGGGCGGGGAAGCTCAGGCCGAACTGAGCCGACTTCGCCTTGAGCTTGTCGATGACATCGCCCGATGCCTCAAGGGCCTGCTGGAAGGTGTGGTAGCGCTCAGGGTCGAATTCTTGGAGGGCTGCCGCGATGCCTGTCTTTGCGTTCTCCATTTCCGCCGTGAACTGGATGCCCTCAGAGAGGACACCCTTAATCGCGCCAGATATTGCTCGGACAGCGGCGACAACACTCATCGCAGCAGTCGCGCCTGCCGTTAGCCCTGCGCCCATTCCGAAACTGCCAAAGAATTGCTCGCGGAACGTGTCGCCGAAGCCAGCGGCCTCCTTAGCGGCAGCATTGATGCCGCCCATGGAGAACTTGGCTGCGTTCTGGAGGTCGAGGAACGCTTCCTGAGCTTTCTTTATGCCCTCCAGATTTGCACTAACCTTGAGGAGAATGTCTGCTTGTCCGTCGGCCATGGCGGTGAGTGGTTGAGGGTTACTCGGAGATGTTTTCGACTGCCTGCGCTGCGAAAGCTGCGCCCGTAGGCGTGGCTATCCATTGCTGAAACACGCGCATGGCTTCGTCGTTGGTCAGCTTGTCGGCCCGCTTGAAGGCAAATTTAGGATGCCTCTCCCGAATTGAGCGCACGTCCCCTTTGTCGGCTTCGGTCGGGATACTGCCATCGAACGCAGCACTTTCCCAAACCAGCCTCCCGGCTTCGAGTTGGTGCTTGGTCATCTTCCAGCCCAGCTTGAAGGTTTGGACGAACCGTCCGTTGTTGGCCTTCGACCCGGAATTCCTTGTTTGGGTTTTCATACCTTGGGTTCTCCACTTGGCGGGCATGTCGTTCCAGACGCAGCAACCTCGCGGCAGAATTCGGCCCACCATTCCCTAAGTCTTATTTCGATCTGGAATGCCTTCAGCCCCTTCAGTCGCCGAGCAAGGTTGCTAAATCGTGGCCCTTTAAATCTGGGTTTCCCTTTGGATGTACGTCCATGCGCCTCGATCCATTCCTTCCATTGGGCGACATTCCAAAATCCATCGGACCGGGGTATTGGTGCCCCTAAAATGCGCCAACGCTGCACGGTCTTGCGCGTGACCCCGAGTATCAGCGCCAGCTCTACTTGATTTCGAGCCCACCCATCCTCAGCTAAACGATACACTCTCTTCGGTCTCCCAACCTTTGGTGGTTGGCCCGTCTGTTGAGTTCGCGGCTGTGCCGTCTCAAGAATGTACCTCTGTGACGGTGTAAGTTCTCGGCCTTTAGAGCTGTCCTGAATCGATTTGGCTAAAATCTGACGCCTCGCAGTGTCGACAGGACTGCCCCTCGTCCGCACGCGGATCTCGGATTCCGGGTCGGTATTCTTGTCTGGTGACCAAATCGGTGCGCCTGTCCCCCCCGGAGCTGCTTGATATTCGTCAGCCATGGTGAATTAAACCCGCCTGTAGGGGTCTGCTGGCTGCGAAGGTTTCTGCGGCAGATCGGTGCCCTCGGGCTCGCGCAATCCCTGCCACCCCTTGAAGATCGTGAATTCGATGGCACGGATAGCCCGTGCTAGACCGATGCCGACGCACCATTTCAAACCCTGCGACTCAGAGGTGGGCTTGAGCGGCTTTTTGATTTCGATCCGGTGCTGACGCCAGGACTCCCAGGCTTTCTCGAACTCGGGTGTCCGCAGCTCCAAAGGAATTTCAGCACCCACACTGGCTGCGCCGGTAGGCGCATAGTTCGCTTTTTCTGCTTGTAGGATGCTTGAAGCATCCTTCGAGGATGCTTCGGGATGCTTCCTAGTCTTGTCTATGTCTAGTCTTGTCTCCGTCTTTGTCTCTCGGTTCAGAGACCACCTGGCTTCGGCGGCCTGCTTCGCCCGGTTCCGATAGAGCGCCAGCTTTGCCCCGTAGCGCTCGTTCCAACCCACGGCTGTTTGGCCGTCCTCGCTGATGAAGCCACAATCTTTCAGTGCCTTGGCGAGAAGTTGAGCGTCCCCGTCAAATTCGAGCACATCCTTAAGATCCTCCGCTGAGAGGTCTGACACGTCATCCGACTCGCGCTCCATGCAGTAGGACCATAGGCGTGGCGGAACCCAAAATGCATCGGTCCCGATGACCCGCTTCAGCCGCAAGGTCTTCGGGTGCCGGTAAAAGGAGGATTCGTGTTGAATCCATTTAGCCACGGCTACCACTCCCCTTTCTGCGCATTGCGTGGGTACGAGCCCGCATCATCGCAAAGCCGCTGGCCGGATTCTTGTAGAGCAAACCCCACTTCGCCAGGGTGTGGCGTCGCATGCGGTTTAGCCGAAGAGCGCTTTTCACTTTGCCTCCGCTTCGACAGCCGCAGGGCCGTTTAAACGCTCAATGAGCGCGATCGCCTGAGCAACGGGGAGAAGAACCCGGCCAGCTCGCTGGCGTCCGGGAAGTCGAGGTCTAACAAGCCGAATAAGGCCCTTCGATTCAGCCAGCCGCCACCAGCTTTGCGACATGTTGCATACGGGATCACCCCCGCTTTTGGGTAGCTGAATGAATTCGGGATGATTCGCTTCGGTCGATTTCATAGGTTCAAGGAAGTGGCATTGAGTTGGTGGAGCTGTACACCATGGCTCTAATGTCGCTTTGGCGTCGTTTTGGGGCGCGTGCCTGATGGCGTTTTCGTGGTCGCCAAGAGAGCTGCAAATCGCGCCTCGTGCGTCCTATGGGAATGGCCAACTTTGCCATTCCTTTGGCTCTTGCGGCCTTTCGCGGGCGAAATTGGGTCCCCAATGAGGGTCTGGGCTTCAAAAGACCAAGGAATTGGTCAGAAGTCCCAAGCCAATGCCCCTAGAGGCCCAACCCAGCGGAATGTATCAATGGCAACCCATAGAGCGAAAAGCGCGCCTTACTCTCGGCCAGCGACCTGCCCCGGCAGCCAAGCGCAACATGGGACTCCCATTTTTTCATCGCATGCAGATGACAAGGGCCCTCGTGGCGGAACCAGCCCGCCGGGGGTGGGCCAAAGAGATTCCTTAGGGGGGCAGGCCCTAGAATTAATGCAGGGCTACGTTCGTCGGTGGAACGGCGCGAACACCCGGCCCCGTGACGAGACTTGAGTCGCTGCAGCTTCGCGCTCTAGTACCCGCCCAAAGAAACCCGATGGGCTACATGCTCGACACTTCAGTCTTCAACCGGATTCTGCAAGGCCGCCTTGCGTTGGAGGCCGTGCCTTATGATGGAGGGATCTTTGTCACCCAGATCCAAAGCGACGAGCTGACCAAAACCGGCGCCAAGGACGAGCAGCGAATGAAGGACCTTTTGGCTGTGCTAGCGACGCTCGGTCCAATGACGATTCCTACCGAGACGGGGGTGGTGGGCTACGTCAAAATCGGTGAATTCAAGATTTCCAGTGGCGTGAAGTTTTCTGAAATCAAAGCCGCGATGGAGCGAATTCAGCCGAAGAAAGATCACACAAACGATGCGCTCATTGCGGAGGCAGCCTTGTTGAACGGCCATACCCTGGTAAGCTCCGACAAGGCACTTTGTGCGGCCTTCGAGGAAATCGGCGGCAAAGTATATCGAATCGCTTGATCTGCTACTTTTACCCCGGACGTTTCGGGGCCTAATCGCGCCAGCGAAACCCGTAAAGGTAGCCTCGCCAGCGCTAACTGGGTTTTCCTACCACGCGCACAAATTCGCCGTTATCGACCCTCTGAAACGTGCCCTCATCAACATAATTCAAATCGTAGCCGTCACTAGTAACTGCTTCGCTCAAAGCCCCAAGGGTCTCTTGGTGGCCATGGCGCATATCGCTTGTATCGATAATCTCCCTGTAAACTAGAATTAGGCACTCAGCCCCCGAATCGTAACGACCAAGCAATCTCTGGGTTAGACGTTTGCTCATAGACTTGGCTCATTAGCCAAATCGGTTGGCTAACAATAGTCCAATTCTACTTCATTCCGCTCAATGCCGCCTCAGCGAGATCCAGAGCATGAAGTGCCTGCCTTGCTGTCGTTGCGTGTGGCGTGCCGACCTCATCCGCAACAATCCGCTCCCATTGCGGACGACACCTTGCGGCGTAGGCTCTGAACTCCGCCTCTAATATTGCTTTTTCGCGGAGCCGCTTTAGCAATGGGCGATTGAGTCTAAGGATTCTGATTTGATATTCTGCAGGCGGCTTAAGCGCATTTACGGTCCCATCGCCGTCGACTTCAAAAAAGTTCAATCGATTTTCGATGAAAGGCTCGATCCAGCCTTTTTCACCATCGAAAGGCAAAGAGGGATCCTCTGTTGGCCAATGGTCACTCTTGAATCTATTACAGATCCCACAGGAATGAACCAGGTTTTTAGGATCGTCGCGCAGATGCTCAAATCGCCTCTCGTTATTCGGACCAAAGGGCTTGCGCCACGGGCGAAAATGATCGGTCTCCATGCCATGTATGCCGCCGAATGAATCTTGGTGGCTACCGCAGTACCCGCAGTACTCGCGGCAGTCTTCGGAAATAGCCACCCGGTATCTCGCATAGCCATAATAAGCCCCATCGGGCCTAGTCTCATACGGGTCTCGTCGGGTGAGAGGTCCGAAATAGGCCATCTATAGAGGTAGATTGCCCGCCCTAATCAGGCCTTTAACAGTTTCCACAGCTCTTGCTAGATTCTGCTCCTTTGCTCTCTCTTCGGCGAGAACAGCCGCCGTAGCCTCCCCCTCAAGTCGGTCCATTTCGGTTTGCTCCTCAGGTGTAAGGGCTTCGCGCAGGCTCTTGACCAACAAATCATGAAATCGGCTTTCTCGGTCGTTGCGGACGTCGTTAAACACGTCCAGATGCCGAAGCATTCTCGCTTTGACTGTTTTCGCCTCCTCGCTATTCGCGTCCTCAATATCCTCCTTTCCGATGATGTTTTCGACCAGGTGCTCGCATCCTGCGAAGTCTTGGCGCTCTCTCGAATGACCTGTCAGAATATATATGGGCATCTTCCCGTCTATGCCGCGTAAGTGGCTCGCGAGATCTGTCCCATTGTATCCAATACCACCGCCTTTCATTCGTTGATCTAGAATGAAAGCAGCCGTGTCTGGCTTAGCTAGAAGCTCGTTGTAATCTGCCATAGCATGCAATGGCTCTTGGGCTATTACTTGAATTTCCGGGTTGTCCAATAGGCTAATAAGGCCCCGAACATTGGCACGCCGAGCTGCCGCGTCCTCGTCGACAAAATAGATCCTGTTTCGCTTCATGTCTGGTTCTGTTTCGCGGCTTTGGGAACCTTGATTTCGAATCCTGCTCCGCCCAAGTCCCCGCGATCTTTTGCGAAGATACTACCTCGCGCATGATCCTCAACGAATGATTTCACAATGAAGAGACCCATTCCGGTACCGAATAGCTCACCACGTCTATTGCGCTTTGTACTAAAAGCGGGTAGAAAGATCATATCTTCGGTCCCTGCCTCTAGACCGATTCCACTGTCGTCAAAATTGAGACGCCACTCGTTACCCTCATCGACAATTCCCGCACGTATGCGGCGCTTTTCGGGAACAATATCCTCCAATGCCCATGCGGCATTTGTAATCAGATTCACCACGATGCTTTCCCAATCCATTTCGTATCCAAAGATTTCGCATGCATTCTGCGGCATCCCTGTCAGATCAACCTTTGTGTGACGCTGAATTCGCAACACCTCGTCAAATGCTTCGAATACGTCGCTGACCGTTTTCTTAAGGTCGAACTCCCGTTGCTGTCTCTTGGTTCTATTCAGATTTCCCAGTGTGAAGCTCGCGAATTTACGAACCTTCTGAGCCTCATCTGACGTATCCTGCAGCGTCTGGGTGATTTCGGCTTCAACCTGAGGGAGAACCATGAAAGATCCCTTCTTAAAGCTCTCCAAGAGCCATTTAGCATTCTTAACAACCGTTCCCGTCCAGTCCAAAGTCTCGTGTCCGAACGATGCTGCTAATATTCCTAATGACGCGAGATTCGCCATTGTGTTCTTCTGGTCTTCCGCGTCGCGATATAGCTTGGTCGATTCGGCTAAATCTAGGCGGGCCGTCTCCAACTGCTTTTGAATGTCCTCAATGACCTCCTTAAATTGCCAGTAGGACTCAGGCAGAATTGTCTCGATGGGCGGCGGCTCAGTGAATTTGGGCAGTTGGTTGGCAATGTCGCTTAGCTTCTTAAGCGCTGAATCAGCACCATCTAAGGTACTGCGAACCTTATCTTCAGCGTTTTCGAGAGGGGCCTGTTGCTGCTTAAGCGATATCTCGTAAGTCTGATGATGAACTTCGAAAAATTGAATAACTCGCCGCGCAAAGACGGCCAGGTGATCGAACGCTTTGCCCTGGAGTAGCCCTTCGCGGTTCGTTTGATCGTTCAACCCTGAATTCCGCGCATGGGTGATGAAGACGGCGCCCGCTACCTGATTGTATCCGACCCTCCAGTTGCCGGGCTTTGCGTCTTGAGCGACACCTTCCGGATTGACCATTCGCCGATAAGCTAACTTCAGCCAATCGCCACTTCCGTCCGGCTCACCGTAAGGCTTTACCCTAAAGCCATCGCGATAAATTCGGACACCTTGATTGTACTTCAGGAAATTCGCGATTTCCGCAGCCCGAAGCGTCTTCGACGCCAGCTCCACATCGCGTCGAACAAAGAAATAGAATTCCATTTTCAGCGGGCCACAATGGGGCCTGACGCCCTGTTTCTTAACGAAATCACTCCACTGAGTAGGCTTGAGTGAGTACCCGGTGCCATGTCGTGGGGACGTCATACTGATTTCCACCTGATCCAAATCGTCCAACGTCGCTACCACATTCCACGTAGCCCCCTCCAAGAGGGGCTCCGGAATCGGTACTGGTCCGTCCAAGCGCACGAAAGCGCCCCCGGTTTCCATTCGTATCGAGAAATCATTTGGTGCTTGGAATGGCGAAATAAGCAAAGCCAGCTCATTTCGTAATGCACCAATCGATTCCTCGTCCCATAGATCTTTGAGGCCACGCAAGACAAGGCGTGTGCCCTTCGGATAGTCGATCCAATCTCCAGAAATCGGATCAAGCTTTAGATTTGGTATGCTAAATAAGTCGTGCTCGACCTTTTCCAGACGGGCATCGCCCGCAACGTAGCGTCCCCAGTCTATAACTAGACGAACCCCTTCCCTGGCGTTCTCCTGAATTGAATCAATCTCAGAGACCGAACAGAGCCGGTCCAATCCTAAGCGGCCTAGTCCCTTTTCTCCGGTAACAACCCGTTCCTTCCTAGTCTTTCTGCGTTCGGCTTTGTTAGCGGTACCGATGACCATCCAGAATTCCTTTAAGCTCTCGATTGTCATACCGTCGCCAGTGTCCTCGATGACAATTATAGCTTCTGGCTTCCCTAGATTTGCGAAACGTATGCGGACCTCGGTTGCATCGGCGTCGTAGGCATTTTTCACCAATTCCACGATTGCAGTAATTGAACTTGAAATGCTCTCACGTCCCAACTGAAGGGCAACGCGAGCACTAACTGAAAACGAAGCCGTACCTAGTTTTGTCGGACTCTGCCGCACCAATTCCGACGCTGGATCACTCGTTCCCGGATCATTCATTTCTGCCAAATTCGAATCGAGGCAATCGACTCAATGGTCAAATGGCGGCAACGAATGCGCCTGTTTAGGTGTCGATTGGTCTCTCTAGTCTTGAGAACGCGAAGCAGTTTTCTGCACGTCGCCAGTTTTCGATCTTTTGGCTGACAGACTATCAAGTGATTCTCAACTGCGACTTCATCTGCACCCGTAATGATCGTAGCGGCAGCGCGGTAGGCGTGTTCGGGACGCGAAGTGCGACGGATGGCGACAAATGGAGTTTGGTGGATGCCGCCTGAAAATCTGACGCTTTCTGGAAACGACTTCATTTCCTTCCACGGCGGAACGCATCGCGGGTGAATGTAAGGATAGCGCGGGCCGTTTTCCTCATTTCTGAAAGGCACGACTCGGCCAACATTGACGGCAAACAAGCTGCCAACTGTGGCTTTTGAATTTCGATACTCCGGCCACCTCTTTAAGTTGGGTTCCGATCTTTCCCTCTTACGGAGATGCACAAGGAATACGTCTATGTCCGCGCTTTCGTCGAAAATGCCGAAGGGCTTTACCAACATTATTTGAGCTCTCTCGCCCACATGTTTTCTCCACTTTCTGTAATTGGAGCCCGAACGTAAAACCTCCGGAAGAATTGCTAGAATTTCTCCACCAGGGGTCATTCGGTCCAATGAGTTGTCGAGGAATATTGCAGCCATTGAGACTTTGCCACGGCCCCACGGACATTTCTTCGGCGCCCTCCCCAATCCGAACGGTGGATTAAGCAAAATGTGTGTTGGGTCCGTTGCACCGACTTTGGGTGCGAGGCCGTCCGCCTTAAGAATGTTCGGAAAGTAATCCCGCCAATTTTTGGGAATAGGACCAAAATCCCGTTTCCTTTGTCGTGCCAACAAGACGAGACGGTTCTTCACCGCATCAATAAATTCAGAGTAAACATCGCAGCCGCTGAGCAGCCCGCCCCACAGCTTCAGGGTTCCTTCGACGGTGCCGCCAAGTGGGAGCTTTTGCGCTGCCGCTAACAAAAGGTCCCCAGCCCCACATGCCGGGTCGTGGATCATTAACCCCTTACCACGAGGTCGACTCAGGTGTCCCAAGAGTTCTGCGGCCAAATGAGAGCCAGTAAAAAAAGTCCCCATTTTTCGCCGCTTAGAAAGCCCGACAACTTTGCGGAGCTCTTCCGCCGCCTGACCATTTAACGAAGCATCCACTGCTGTATGCCAGGCTCGGTCGTTTCGTGGCTCAATCGCTAGCTTTTCAAGCGTGTCGACGTACCGGCGGTAGCAAGCTACCGGAGAATTACCTTGGCGCGTCTTGGGTAGCATGGGCTTCTGAAAGCTAACACTAACTTCCGATGCAGGAAGGCGAAATTTTCGCCACAGGGTCACATCCGTGATTCATCAATTTGCCTGCGGATTAGCTGAACAAAGTAAAGTGTTTCATCTTCCGTTAGGGTGCCTGCCCCTTTCTCAAGATCTTCAATGAAGATGCCAATTCCAACCGATGACCGCAGTCCCTTCTCGGTCCAACCGATTTCTGAAACAGGTGCCTTGCGTTGCCGGGTGATCGTGGACGCTCGGTCAACCCAGCCTGCGGCCATCAGCTTTCGGACCAGGCTATAACGGGCAGATGGATTTGTCGGCATCCGTCTAAAAAAGACTCTTACTCGGGCGACTGCTGGACGGTCCTCGCTTGCGGGCAAATTTTTTGGCCAGCCCTTTGGCCAGTCCTGCCACTCTATCTCCGCGCTCCTCGATTATTTCGACAAGGGCGTGTTCGAAAACTTCGAATGCATCGAGCAGGTCATCCCGAGAAAGCTTCGAATTATGGCTTCCTGCATTCCCAAGCCATTTCAAAGCCATTAAATGGTCTCCAACGAGCGGAGAATTAAGTTTGAATTTGGCCAACCGGGCGTGGAGCGACAGTTCTACGAGCCTATTGTGTTGATTCCTTCCCCATCGCTTTACCTTTGAATGATCCATTAGCGCTTCGAGGGCCATTCGAAGGCGTCCGGCAGATGCCGGACGATCTGATGCGTAGAGAGCAAATGCAGCTGCTAGGCTCTCCTTTACGCTTTCAGGGCAAGATTCAGGCACTTTGAAGAGGGGCGGCATTGGATGCCAAAAGAGCGGTTCGAAATAGTCGTCCCAATCCCAACCCTCCGGACTATTCACCTGCTGGACGCCGCCCTTTCCTGCAATTGCGACTTTCTGCTTACACTTTTGGTTTACGCAGGTCGCCCAGGCGGTGAATCGGTAATCAGTCCATTCAGGATCGAATTCATCATCTGCATGGCCTATTTTCGACTGAGCCGTTTCGTAGATGATTAGCGAATTCGGAACCAGTTTTAGCGTTCCCGTCGCGCAAATGGGACATGGCCACGCAGCACACCCGTACTTGTAAAGATTCGTCGTCCAAAGCTCGCGCTTCATTTTGCCGTACTCGACGTCATCCACAAATGGCCGCAGAATCTAGCGTTTAAACGCTATGCTTAGCGCTTCGTGGGGATGGATGAAGGACCGGAAGCGACCCAATGGAGGTGAGGAAATGCCTCTGATCTTCGATTGTGAGCCTCCTTTTGCGCTTCTTTGCTGCTTGTTGAGACTGTTGACAGTCTTGTTGCCACTATTGACCTCGTAGTCTCCATCAAATCTATAAACTATTGATGAGGTTTCCCATGGGGTTTAAGAATCAGTGGAAATAGGGCTCATCAGCTCGAATGAGCACGAAGCCCAACGACTTATAAAATCACCGCCGCGCAGGACGTCCGATGAGAATGAATCGTCCAAAATCGGCCAGATTCCCAAACGTTTAGGAATGGCACTGACCTACGAGTGGATTGGAAAACAGGTGTCATTTTAGAAGAGCTGCGGCTGGTCTGCAGAACCCTTTTTCTCCGCCTGCAGGCGCTTTAAACGGGCCTGTTTCTCTCGAAGGGTCTCAGCCTTCGCCTGGGCCACTTCCCCCGTCCTCTGGGCCATCAGCTCGGGCAGCGTCGGTCCCAGGGCTTTGCCGATCAGGGCCATGGCCTGGCTAACATGGGATCCGGCCCTGAGCGCCTGGTCCCGGATCTCCTCGGAATTGACCCCCACGTAGCGGTCGACGACGGCCTGGAAATACGGCCAGAAGTCGCGGACCTTATCGGCGCGTTGCTGGGCGCCGAGCGTCGAGATGGCCATAATGATATGCGTGGCCAGGGCCTCCCCGTCCAGAAACCAGCCGCGGCGCCAAAGCGCCAGGACCATGCGCTCAAGATAGATCCGGCATTGCTCTACGCGGCGGTCCTTCGTGTCGCCTGCCCAGGCCCAATCGAGGCGCTCCGACAGCTGCTTCCGGACCCAGCGGTCGAACCTGATCAGCCGCTCCTCCGGCCTCTGGCTGCGATCCAGCCAGCTCTCTCGCTTCCAATCGTCCAGACGCCTGCCGAGGAGGTTCATAGCGAAAGGGTCGGCTGGTCGGTCGGCTGGGGTGCCAGCCGGGTGTAACGGTGATACCGACGGCGGAGGGCCAGGCCCTGCTGCAGATACTTCTTTCCGGCGCTTTCCCACCGGCTGGCGCAGGCGTCGACCTCGGCAATCTCGCACGAACTGCTGAGTAGCTTGTAGCCTGGGGATCCGGGCGACCGCATGATGCGCCCGTCGCTGGCCTCGGCGATCGCAGCCAGGCGCCGAATATGGAGGCGGTTCTCCTGGGCGATGAACTCCCGCTTCACCCAGCCGCGGCCGACAAGGAAACGGCAAATCTTGTCGATCTCCTCTTCAGTGACCGGGGCCCCAGCCATTTCGAGAAACTCGACTTGCTCGTTCATGGTCAGATCGGCTCGGTGATGTAGACCCGGCGGTCGGAGCGAGTCGGGCGCGCCTGCGTTGTGGCCGTAAATAAGACAAACTCACCTTCCGGGTGGAGACGCTGCAGCCTGAGCAGCTCCGTCTCGGCTTCATCCTGGTAGCAATGGACGAACGACGGCCTCCGGAGCGCAGGGACCTTCTGACCGTTGAAGTGGTAGACGTTCTGGGAAATATCGACGATCAGGAACATCAGAACGGATTCGGGCTCGCCGCCCGGTCTTTGAATTTGCCGAGCATCGTGGCGCGGCGGATTTGAGCCAGCCTGGCAAACAAGATCCCCCGGAGCTGGGTAAGCTGCGCCTCGTCGAGCTCCTGGTAGGTCATCACCCGGAACACCCGCTTTGCGAGGCCGTTCAGGTAGGCATTCTCGTTGCCCGGCCGGTCGACGATTCCAGTGACGACCTCTCGGACGTTCGCGATCAGGGCTTGCTTGCGCATAGCCGGCTGCTCCTCGGCCCGGAGCTGGGCCTCCAGGTTGCCTCCATCGTGGACCGCCCGGAAGGTTGCGAGGATCTTGTCCAGGTCAGGGTTTGTGAAGTCCTTGCTCGACTTCGAATGTCCCAGGGCGCGCTCGTGCAGAGCGTGGCGCATGTCGTCGGTCTGGGACGCGCTCTTACCATGGGCGCGATACCAGTCGCGGGTCAGAGCCCACTCACGCCAGTAAAGGCCGGTCTGGGCGGCATTCATGCAGCAGCCTTTTTCGCAAAGGGCCGGCGGGAGAAGTGCAGGCAGGCCGGGGCGTTGGGTTTGATATAGCTGCCCGGCCTATCCCAAACACGGGCCGCACGCTCGCACTTGTAGCCCTCCTCGCCGGGGTTGGTGATCTTGATGCAGCTCAGGCACTGGACGCAGCGCGACTTCTTCGGGCCTGTGCCGGGCCTAGCTGCGTAGCCGATCTTCCGGAGGCGAGGCTGCTGCGCCTCCGGAAGTGGCGAACCGAATAGATCCCTCGCAACCATGGAGGGCTACTTCCGCACCACGCGAACGGCCGCAGGCCGTTCGCTCGCGCGCAAAAGTGCGAGCAGCTTTTCGCTGGCTTTGGTCCAGAACGCCCAACGAGCCGCCTCCGCCGCCGCCTCCGCCGCCGCCCAACGAGCCGCCGCCGCCCAACGAGCCGCCGCCGCCCAACGAGCCGCCGCCGCCCAACGAGCCGCCGCCGCCCAACGAGCCGCCGCCGCCCAACGAGCCGCCTCCGCCGCCGCCTCCGCCGCCGCCTCCGCCGCCGCCGCCCAACGAGCCGCCGCCGCCGCCTCCGCCGCCTTATTCCACTCAGCGATACTTGGATCATCACCTGCGAGCTTCCTGCGAAGGAGCGCAGCGACGGCCTCGATCGCGACTTTGCCGGCGGCTGATGCGAACCGGATCACGCCGTCCTTGTCGTCGACCAGGAGCCACAGCATGAACTGCGTGGTCACCAGCGCTAGATTCGCTCCGACCGGGATGGCCTCGACGAATTTGACCGGCCAGTCCAGGGCCCTCTTGTTCGGCATCCGCTCGAACGCACAATCGTTGAGGCGCATGATCGACCGAGGGACGCCCATCTCGGTTTCGCCCGCGGCGTGGTTGTCACTGTGGAGGATGCAGCCGACGGAGCACCCGCGGAAAACGCCGTCGGAATCCGGCTTCCAGTAGCCGTAGCCCTGGCGGATTTCGTCGGCCTTGCGGTGCATGCGGACGCGATCGAGATATTTCTTCTTGATCGCCGGGTCGTTGTGGAACGCCAGCATGGCCGGCGGATTTGCTACCTTTGTTGATGTTGTCATTGGTCGATTTCAGCTCTGTTTCAGGACTTTAACGGTGACCTCGATCACGCCGGTCCTGGGGTCGGCGAGGATCAAGAAAGCATGCGCGGACAGGTCGAGTAGGCGTCCCCGGCTGACGAGGTCGAAGCGGGGGCCCCTGTCGGTGACGGTCACGACGACCTTGCGGTCGCCGCGTGTGACCAGGAGGCGGGTGCCAAGCGCGTATTCCCAGCTGGCGCAGGTGAGCGCATCCGGGTTGAAGGGGCGCCCGTTCGCCATCAGGCGGCCGCGGCATTCGTTGCCGTACCAGCTCGCCAGGCACCAGCGGCCGACGCGGTCGGCGATGGCGTCAGTGACCATGCAGACGGCCGTGACGGGCACGAGGAGGGCCGCCGCGGCCGCCACGGTGGCAATAAGGAAAAGAGCTAAGAGACCAGTCTGGAGCCAGGTCTTCACTGATCGAGGACGGGCTGAATCTTCCGTTCGTGGCGGATGATCATGGCGTGGACCAGGGCCGCAGTGCCCCGGAAGAGCGCCTGGTATTGATAGGGCACCGGGATCCCGAGCCAGCAGCGGCCGGCGGGACGGTATTCGCCTCTGATGGTCTTCCTGGCCGTTACCTGGGCCGTCCGCGGGCAGATCTCGACCTCCCAGTCCGGATGGGCGTGGCGCAGCCGCTTGACGGCTGCGCCGACGTCCAGGGCCGGGAGTTCTAGCGCGGCGGTCGTCATTTATGGGCCGTGGCTGTGTCCTTCGGCTCGATGAAGAAGCTCTCCTCCTGGGCAACCCTGCAGCCGAGTTCCGACAGCGCGGCACTGCTGAGGCTGCCGGGCTTGGCGGCTGGCATGGTGGCGGCCGCGATCAGCTTCGCCTTGTCGACCTCCTCCTTCGTGCGGATGAACCTCGTCATGGCCCTGTCGGCCTTCAGGGCGACGAGCACCTTCGCCCAGGTCTTCTTCGACAGCGTCTTCAGCGCGGGCATTCCCAGGCGGAAGCCGTAGGTCGCCAGCGCCGTGGTCGCCGACTTGGCCTTGTCGGGGAGTAGCTCCTCCCGGTGCTCGGTAGCGTACTGCTCAGCGAGGATCCTCAGGGCCTTTATCGACGCCACGATCGCGCGGGCCCCTTCGTCGTGGTTTTCGCGGACCCGCTGGAGCTCGGCGTCGCGCAGCGCCTCCCAGCTCTGAAGGTCGTTCGATTGGACGCAAATCTGATCGATGACACGCTCGAAGTCCGTCCGCGTTGTGAGGCACCCGTCTTTGATTCGTTTGCTCATGGCTCAGGCGTGGACGAGCGGACGGGGGCGGAACGTACGGACCGAGGCCCGACCGGCCTTTGCAGTCACTTCAGCGAAGTCCTCGATCATCAGTCGGTCTTCCGGCCTCGGACCCATCTTGAGGCCGATGCTCTCGCCGAAGGTCTTTGTGCCATCCGGCCCGAAGGAGACGAATCCGGCCGCGACCGGCAGGTCGCCCATCTTCGAGAACGCTTGGGCGATCTCGAAATGCGTAGCTGGGTCGATCGTGAAGAAGTATCGCTCGACGCCGCTCTTGGAGCGCATCGCTACATACCGCAGCGCGTACTCTGGCGGCCGAGCCAGGTCGACGAACACTTGGAGGGCACGATAGCCGTTGTTTTCCGCGACCTTCGTCGCAGCTTCCCTCGTGGCGTAATTGCCCAGGGGCTCTTTATCAGCCGGCGTCTGGACGCTATATCCTCCGCGCTCGTTTTGCGCGACGGTCGCGGTTTCCGGCTCGGTCGAGGGGCTTGCGGCCCCGAATAGCTTACTGATGAACGCTGGCAGTTTCATGTGAATGCTCCTTCCGCTGTGATCTGGTTGCCGTCTGGGGTTACAATTTTGACGATGTCCAAGGGGTGCTCGCCTCCGTCCTCGCGCCAGTGGCCGTCGCCGGTCCATAGCTCGTGGGCCTCCAGCGGATGGCAGAACGCCGCCTTGAGCCGGCGGAAGCCCTGCACGCGGAATCCATCGAGCTTGATGCGGCCGGTGACGGCCGCGGGATCGCCGTTTCGCAGGACCACTGGCGTGGGTTTGAGGCTCATGACCTGGCGAGCGGCCGTGCCGACGCATTGTAGATCCTGTAGCCGCTGCCGGCGTTGACGTGCCTGAGTACCACCCGCCGCTGAGCGCAGTGGAAGTACTTAGCCGCGGCGGCGAGGGCCGCGTAGATATAGTCGTTGGTGCTGCTGGCTGTCCGGGCACCCCTCCCGGCTCCTATGCGGGCCATGTGGGTGCCACCCTTATCAACGACGCGGACTGTGGCAGAGGTCTTCACGGCGCCCTTTACTTCGCCGCGTGCTGGATCTCGCCCATGGCCTGCTTGCGAAGCGCCAGGGACTTGAAAAAATCGTCCTCCAGCATTCCGCGCTTGGAGGCGCTCGCGATCTTGCTGGCGACTTCGAGCAACTTCCCGAGTGTCCGGAGCCGGCCGCCGGCCTCGTCGTTTACCAGGGCGAAAGCGGCGTTCTGCAGGGTCGCTGTCGGCTTCGGGAAATACTGCTGCAGTATGGGCAGCACGTCCGCGTTCTCGATGTGCCGGTAGAGACGCACTGGCAGGCCCACGCGGCCGAGGACCTGCTCGAACTGGTACTTGAGCTTCTTCAGCGTGTCATCGAACCGCTGGGTGGCAATCAGCCCGACGCCGCACTTCGTCTTGTCGTGGATGTATCGGATGATCTCCAGCTTGACCGGGTTGATGTCGCGCCGGGTGTCGCCCGGCAGGAGGCGGTGGGCCTCGTCCAGTATAAGGATCCGGTTCGAGTTAAAAGACCGCAGGAGGGCCTCCAGCTGCATGTCCTGGCTACCGTTGACGTTGTGCCCGCAGCCCCTGCAGAGCGCGCGAAGGAGGGTCTTGGCACCCCCTATCGGCGGGATCTCCACGAGGACGCTCCTGCCGTGGTTGTTGGCGTCGCGCCAGGCTGTCGTCGAGATCGTCTTGCCCTGGCCGGACTCGCCGACGATGAGGGTGATCGAGTTGTTGGCTAGCGCGTAGTCCAGGCCCGAGAAGATCAGGTCGCTGATCGAATTCCTGGCGAACTTGCCGCGCTGGATCCCGATGCGGTTCGTGACGACCCGCTTGTAGCTGTTGATCGACTTGACGATGTTCTGGTAGTTGCCCTCGTAGGTGCCCTTGAGCACGCGGTAGACCGTCGTGTTGTTGTAGTTGATGGCCTTCCCCGCGTCCTTGTAGTTGAGGCCCTCGTCGAGGATGTGCTGGTGGAACCAGAGCAGCGCCTCGGAGATGGCGGGATCAAGGTGCCGCCAGTTTTCAAGGTTGAGCGGTATATTGATCCTCGCGGCCGCCGAAGCGGCGCGCGCCTTGTCGGAGGCGTCGACCTCGGACTCTATATCATTGACGGGTTCCTCTGTGGTGTTCATGCGTGTGTCTCCTCTGTTTGTTGTCTATTGGGCCCCGGCCGTTTGCGCGGCCGGGGTCTTGTTTTTGGTGGAAATGCTAGTCCGGCTTTTGCGAGATGGCCTTCATGAGCGCCGCGGCCTCTTCGCGGGTAAGCGTTTGCTCAGCCTCGCCCCCGCAGTCGTTGACGGCCGCTCGATCGGCATCGGTTAAACGCTTCTCCTGGTGCGCGACCTCCCGAGCGACCGTGCGCGCCGTCACCTGGACGCGCTCCTCGGCGACTGCGTGGGCCGCGATGCCGGCCGCGAGGGAGGCCGCGGCGGCCGCGTGGCGGGGCTGGGCGCCGGGCTGGCCCAGGGCGAGCCTCGCCGTCACGCCAGCCTTCTCGGGCGCTGGGATGGCGCCCCAGGCTTCGAGCTTGGCTGCGTTGTCGGCCTTCAGCGTTGCCAGGGCCGTGTCCTCGTCGGCGTGGCGGGCCCGTACGGGCGCCAGGACGGTCTTTGTGATGAGGCGGGTGATCTCGCCCTGCTCCAGGGCGATCGCCTCGCGGTTGCGGATATCGACCGCGCCGCGGCGGCGCACGGCCCCGACGTAGCGGCCGTTGGTGAGGGTGACGTAGAGGCGGTTGGGCTGCGCCGGATCCAGGTAGCCCAGGAGTTCCGTCCCCTCCGCCAGCTTCATGACCGGCGAGTCGGCGTCCGCGAAGGTGTAGCCTTCGCCGCGCAAGGTGAAGGTGACGCGGTGATTCTGCAGCGTGCAGCGCTTGGGGGTCAGGAGGAGCAGCGCCAGGGCGTGCTCGGCCGGCCGGATCCAGTTGGCGTCGCGGGTCAGCTTCTCCCAGCGCTCGACCGGACTTTCGCGGCGCGGAAGTGGCGTCAGGCTGAGGAGCATTTCCCGCGTCAGCTTCTGGGCGCGGGAGATATCGATGGCGCCGGATCCGTCAGGGAGCGCGTAGTCGCAGAGCTCCTCGAAGCCCTGCATCTTGTGGGCCGTGCGCTCTTCGAGGAAATCGAACACCTTGTGGTAGGCCGTAAGGGCCTCCTCGAAGCGCCAGAAACCCGTCTGCAGCTGGCCCCGCTGCTCGTCCGTGAGGCCCTCGGTGGAGAGGAGGTTCTCGGCGTAGAGGAGCTTCGCCTCCAGGTCGCCGGGCTTCAGCTGGTAGGTGGCGCCCTTCTGCCCTGGGAACGCGCCGGCCTGGTTCCACGCGACGTTGAACGTCGACTCTATCCAGCCCTTCTCCCACGGCTTGCCGCCTTTCTCGATGAATCCGTTCTTGAGGACCTTATCAGCCAGGAGGCCGGTGCGGGCCACCTGGACGCCCAGGAGCGCCTGCAGCATGGCCTCCACGTCCGCGCTGATCGCGGCTGAGGCGTTCTCGCAGAGGATCGTTACTCCCCAGTCCCTGGGCACCCCGAATTCACTGAAGACGGCATAGAGGAGGCCCTGGACGTCCGCCCTGGTGATCGCCTGCCGCTTGCCTTCATCGCTCTTGAAACGGGGTTTCAGGCCGAGGCCAAGCCGGCGGCGGGTCGCAACGTCCATGGCGAGGAGCCCGGTGCAGGTGCAGATCTCGTAGCGGCCGGTGTCCGGGTGGCGCGCCTGGACGAGGATGTCCGTCTCGAAGTCGTCGACGACGATCAGCTCCATCGGGCGCAGCTGGCCCGTGTCGCGGACCAGGTGAGGCAGGTAACGCTTCGCAGCAGCAACGCCGCGGCGCGCCATCTCGCGTTCGGCCCGGCTCGACTGCTTGCGGTAGAGGTTGGTCTGCGACCAGCCGCGGGGAAAGAAGCCGAAGGGATAGCGCTCGGGGATGTCGCGCTCGGGCCAGGTCACGGCGAAATACTCGCGCCAGGTGCCGTAGGCGGGGACCGAGGCGCCCTTCGACCACTCGTCCTTGATCTGCATCATGACGGCGCGCGCCGGGTTCTCGCGCTTGTTCTGCTCCACGCGCAGGCGGAAGAACTGAACGAATTCCGCAGGGACTGCGTCCGGTCCGCGGTACTTCGGGACCAGGACGCGCCAGTCGCCCGTCGCCTTGAAGGCGTAGAAGAGCGTCTTCAGGTTGCCCGCGCTGAAGCCCCGGCCGGGATGCAGCATCGCGGCCTGGTAGCAGGCCGCGACGACGCCGGCCGGCGACGCCTTGATCTCGTCGAAGATCTGGAGCAGCTCGGCGACCCGCAGGCGCTGCTCCTCCGTCGTCTGGTTGTGGAACTCCTCGTGGTGGGCCAGGGGGATGATCGCCGCGACGGAGGCCGGCACGGTTGCCAGCGGGGACTCGGCTAGCGCGAGGGCGGAGGATTCGGATGGGGGAAGCATGGAGGCTTTAAGTTGAGGATTGAGCCGGGCTGGGCGGATTCGCAGGATCCGCCGATGTGGCCGTGGAAACGCGGGATTGACCCAGAGCTCGCCGCGCTGCGGGAACGTGTAGCGGTGCTGGAAGCGCTGCTAAAATCTCAGGGAGAGAATCTCGGATTGCTGAACCGTCAGCTCCAAGCAGCCCAGGCTCGCTTTGAAGAGACGCGCGGAATTGCGCTAGAGAGAGGACTTTACCAGACTGACATTCTAGTGCGGCTCGCAGAGCGCCTCGGAGTTCACACAGGTGATCGGCCGCCTGACGCCAACCGCGCAGATCCCGGCATTCCTCCTGCGTCTGCATCAGGAGCAGATAGGCCAGTTCCAGGCGCGCGCGGCTGAGCGCAGCGAAAGGGAGCGGAGCGCTCATACGGGGATCGCTGCGCCGACCTTGGCCTGGCCGCGGAGGCGCTTCCATTGGCCGTAGATGTCCTCCATGTTCTGGTCCAGGGACTCCAGCTGCTGGGGCGTCAGGCGCATCAGCGCCTCGGCTGATGTCACGATCGAGCGGAAGCCGGACAGCCGCTCAGCCACGTCCGCGAAGAAATCCATCTGGACGCCAGCATTCGGGCCGCCTTCGCCCCCTAGCGCCGCTTTGATTCCTGCGCTCTTGATGCCGTGCTTTATCAGCAGCTCGTGCAGGCTTAGGTTGCCAATGAACCCGGAGGCCTTCTCAACAAAGGCGCGCTTTTCTCCTTCGAGGTTGCCCAGGACGAGCGCGTCTTGTCCCTTGGGGAGCGCGATTAGCTCGGCCTTCGTTAGGCGGCTTTTCTCGGCGAATGTCATCGCCAGTCGCATGAGGTAGTTCGCATAGCGGTCACCGAATTCGGCTATGTTCTGCTCGACCCACTTGCCGAACGTGCCGTGGGGCATCGCCTCCTTCATCCGGCAGAGGGTTAAGCCGATCAGGAGCCCAAATGTGGCCTCCCGGTTTCGGAGAACCTGCATGTGGCGCAGGCCCTCGACTACATATAGCTGGAGCCGCGTGATCTCAGCCGCGTCCCCTTTTGGGCTGCTCGCTGAGATAAGCGCGAGTGTGGAAGTTGAAGGCTTAGGCATTGGAAAGGGTCGACTGCAGTTCACGAATTAGGGTCCGGCGCGTAGCGGCCGGCAGCGTGTGGAGAAGCCTCGTTCGCTTCGCCAGCGGCCCCGTGAGGTGCCTAATCGCATACTCTCGATAGCACTCGATCGGCACCCTTGCGCATCGCCGCTTGGCTCCAGCGCCTTTTAGATCGATCGCAGTCAACTCGCCGGCATCGATCTCATGGAAAATATGCCGCTCTGAGACTTGAAGGCGCTTGGCAATCTCCGGCACCAACACGATGCTCCTCCCAGGGAAGTCCAATGACCGAGGAAGCATCACCTGGTCGCTATCCATTTCAGTCAGCTCGGTGCGCCGCCTTTGCCTCACGGATGAGTTCCCGCTGCCTGCGGATCAACTGAGAGCGGAATGGACTCGCCCGCTCCCCGCTGAGCACGCGCAGGATGTGTCCCTTGCTCAGGCCGAATTCGTCAGCCAACGCCTTCACGAACGGATAGGCGGCTTTCGGCTTGTGGCGCGGTAGTGTTGCGGCAACCATAAATCGAACGAAACCGGACATAACCGAACACGCAAGTCAAATGTTCGGTTTCGTTCGGTTATGATCTTCAGCCAGAAATTTACGCGATTACGCCTTCGCTACGGACTAACCATTCGGGACGTCGCTGCAGCGCTCCGCGTCGGCGTCGGCACAGTCGGCGCGTGGGCATCAAGCGCGCGGCCGCGCCCTGATCTAGCGCGTCGACTGGCTGAACTGCTGAAAATCGATCTCGACGCCCTGATGGACGATGAAGTGGAGCTTCCGCCGGTCGCCCAGCTAACCGCTGATCCTATCGTAAATGAAGTTCTCCTCGAATGTGGTCCTAGTCATCCCGAGGAGATCGTCAGAGCATCCCGCGCAATTATTGAAAATACACGTTTCTTTGATCGCGACTCATTGCTTCGAGAATTGGACCTAATTAGGCAAAATATAGGCGATCTGGATACTGAAAAACTCAGGGCCGCATTGGTCGCCATTCAACGACAGTTAGCTGAGCTCCAGGCAAAGTTGCCGATCCCAAAAAAACGCCATCGACACCCACACCTCACCAGGGATCACGAAAAGGCCATCAAATCCGTACTATCAAAGGAGCGTCAAAGTAAGAAAGGAGAGGGCGGTCACTCGTCCGAACGTAAAGAGCAGGGTGGTGCTGGGGGACAATAGAGCTGGCAATGCTTACAACGGGTACCACTTGCGGTCAGCTCTATGTCCCTGATCAGACCTAGTGCCAGCGAAAGAGCCCTCCAACGCGATCTACACTTCGACCATTCGAACCGAAGTGCCATCGCAGTTGTTGTTGGGTAAATTTCAATTCTATTGCCTTGGGGTATTTGAATATTAGGCATCGTGCTGGAAATGGATACTACCCCAAAGCCCCAGGAGAAGAGCGAGAAGGTGAGCCCCGGTGCTGCAATAGCGGTCATGCTATTCATGATTCCGGTTTGTTTTCTTTTCTATAAATGCGAGAACGCCACCCTTGATGCCCATGAGCGACGTCATCAAGAGGCGACAGCTCTTCAGGCGAACATTGATTCAGCGGTCGATCTAAAGGGAGTCGTATATGGCATGACTGCCGATCAAGTTCGCGACTCGTGGGGCGAGCCGCTACGGAAAGACCATCTTGACGCCGGCCGCCACCATTACGACACGCTTTATTATTCTGGAGACCGCATTGTGACTTTGACGGATGGCCGAGTAAACGACGTCGAAACTCACTGATCATTCCGGTCGGCCTGGCAATCTCATCCGCTGCCCAGATCGGTCAAATTCGAACCGTGTGCGAATTCGCACGGCGGTTCGAATTTAGATCCATTATCGAGGGACCAACAGCGCGGATTGGGCCCGTTTAGAACCGTATGCGGAGCCGCACAAAGACTCGAAACAGGTCAAATTCGAACCGTGTGCGAATTTGCACAAAATGACGGAATCAGGATCCTCAGAAGGGATGTAGTTCCCAATTTTTCCCAGTTTCGCACAAAATAGCAGGAATGGAGCGAATGGAGCGAACCGTAGGGTAACGCCCTTTCCGGATTGATGGCATGATGGCGGGGTCTTGAAGCAGCCAGCTTCCCAACGCCCCGCCGAATCGTCGCAGCCTTCACAGGTCGTCGGAGCTGTTTCGTCCGTGGATGGCGAGCTAGTGACGCTCACGGTCAAGACGCTGCTCGACGGAAAGAAGACGTTCTCCTTCACGGCGGCGCTGGCAAGCAACGTCGCCCGCGATCTTAGGAATGCGGCCGAAGAGGCAAAGCTCCGGGCTGACAAGAGGGGAGGCCGCGGATGAAGCGGATCCAGGCGCACTTCGGTAAGCACGGCATCATCTGGCTCATCATCGCCCTCGGCTTCATCAATGCGTTCATAGCGCGGTTCAAGGACACGACGCCCGCGCAGCGCACGCAGATGCAGACCATGGAATGGTCGGTCGCCTACGCCCAGATCACGGCCGGCGGCATGATCGCCTGGGTCGCGTACCTGAAGCGTCCGAAGGATTCGGAGGACGACGACGATGACGACGCTCCGCCGTCTCCCGCTCCGCAGCCTGCTCCCGTGGCCATAGCGCCGCCCCCTTCCACGACATGAAAACCAACCGCCTCATATTCGGCGCCCTGTGCGCCTTCGCCCTCCTGCTCACCACCGGATGCGGTGCTCTGTACCAGCCCTCCACGCCAGCGGCCGCAACGTCAACGGGAGCAGCGTCCTCCGCGACGTCGCCGATAGTGCTCGCGCTCGAAAACCCGAACTCGATCGGCAAGACGGTTCAGGCGGGCGTGCAGTTCGGCGCCACGGCCTTCCTGGCGAACAAGAACAACCAGCAATATGCGGGCGAGCTCGATGCCGCGGCCGACGCGCTCGTCATGCTGGCGCAGAGCAATCCCGCGCTGATAACGCAGGCCGACATCCAGGCGGCGCTTAGTGCAGCCAAAGTGTCGGCTGCTACGGCCTCCGAGATCGCGAGCTATTCCTCGTCCGGGCTCTCCCTCTTCGAGTCGAACTTCACGACCAGCTTTCCGGCGCTGAAACCCGACTACGCGATCTATCTCTACGCTCTTGCCAATGGCCTTTACGGAGCGACGGGCAAGGCATCGAACGAGATCCCTCTTCCGGTCATTCCCTGGCCTCCGACCGCGGCCGCCGCGCCCACGTCAACCCCTCCCACCAGCTGATCCGATGGGACTCCTGGCCAGCTTCCTCACCTTCTTCAAGGGCCTCTTCGGCTACGAGAAGCAGCGCGACGCCGAAAACAACACGGCGCCGATGCAGGCGAATGCCCAGGCCCAGCAGATCCAGAAGGACAAGGCGGCCGCGGCAGAGGAGGTCAGCTCGGGCAACTTGGAAAAACTACGAGAGGAAACCGCAGAATGAAATCCACACCCCGCACCTCACTCACGTTCCCGGTCCTGGTCGTCATCGCGGCGATCGTCGCGTGCTTCGGTCTCTCGGCCTGCACGAACACGGTTCACCAGGCGCCGGTCCCCAGCACGCAGCCGAGCTTCGACGGCGATGTCCAGGACTCCGGTATCGTCGCAGATCTCCCTGATGGAAGCTACGTCGTCACGGCCAGCTTCCTCGCTCGGTACAATAGGCTCATCGCGACCTATGGGAACGCGAAGACGGCGGACGGTAGCCCGATCTTCACGCCCGCCTTGGCCGCCAATGCCGGCGTCGAGCCATTGAACCCGGCCACGATACTGACGCTCTATCAGGGCCGCGGCGCCTATATCATGACGGCCGAGGCGATGGACAACATGGTCGTGTTGTCGCGCCTCAAAAAGCGGGGCTTCAAGCCATGACATGCCTGCTCGCGGAAGCCGAACCGAGCCTGTCGGGCACATCGTTCTACGGTGTCCTCGTTGGCATCGGCGTGGTTGCCGCGCTCGCGCTGGCGATCTTCCAGCTCACCAGGATGGCCTCGGGCACGGACGGCCAGAGGCAGATCGAGCCGACTGCGATCGCGGCCATCCAGGCCGAACTGAAGGAGTTCGGGCGCACGCTTACCGAGCTGTCGACGAAGATGGGCGGCATGTCGGCCAGCGTGGATGCCTTGAAGGATTCGGTCACCGAGGTCCGCGGCACCCACCGCGATGATATTGAGGGAGTTCATACTCGGCTTAGCGGAATCAGTCGCGAGCTCGCTGGTACTACTGCACGCCTCGAAAGCTCTGAGCAAAGGCAGAGGCAAAGGTTCGCCGACCGTGAGTAGCCGCCAGCTCAAGATTCGGTGGGCGCTCCTGCGGACCCTCTCGCTTTTGCCGGACGGGATCATGCACACGGACGAGATGCTGAAGATCGAGGCGGCGCGCCTCGTCATTCCCCGTCCCACGGACGCCGAGCTGCGCGAGCAGACGGGCGCGGCGGACGCCGCGCTCCAGATCACCGGCATCGTCGGTGACGACGGCCTCAAGTGGAAGCTCGCCGACGCGGGCCGCGCCTGGCTCGCCGAGCACCCATGACCTCCACGCTGAACCCCGGACATCCGGAGACACGCACACCCGTTAGATCGCTCCGCGGATCCCGGCCGGCGTGGACCTTTCGCGGCCTCGGCCGTCAACACCTAACCCTCCGGCCGGCATACCCGGTTACCACGGACGGGGCGTCGCGGATCATCGACGCCCCTCTTGTGCCGGCCGGAGGTTCCCTTTCTGGAGGTTCGTGAACGATGCCAAACAAGCCGCGGTCGGACTCGGTCCTGGACTCGCTGAATCCCGAGATGAAGTCGCAGCTCGTGGAGTGGCTCGTCCAGGACAACCTGTCGTACAAGGACGCCAAGGCCCGGCTCGCCGAGGACTTCAACATCAAGACCTCGGTCGGCGCGCTCTCGCGGTTCTATGCGCTGCACTGCTTTGCCTTCCGGTCCTCAGAGGCGAAGGAATTTGCGGAGAAGGTCGTGGCGGACCTGCAGGAGGGAGCGCCGCAGTTCGACCAGGCGACGCTGGCGCTGGTGAAACAGAAAGCCTTCGAGCGTGCCTACGCACGGAACGGCAATCTGAAGGAGCTGCTGGCCCTCTCGAAGATCATCGGCGACTCGGCGAAGTTGACGCTGAAGAAGCGGGACCAGGAGCTGGCCGAGCGCAGGATCATCATCCTGGAGGCGAAGGCGGATCTCGCCGACAAGGCGACGGGCATCGCCAAGGACGGTCAGCTTTCGGACGAGGAGAAGGGCGCGAGGCTGCGCGGCTTGTTCGGCATGGGCGGCTAATGGCGAATCTCAGAAAAGACGCCCTGGAGCGCCTGCGTGTCCAGGTTGAGGCCGCAAGGGTCTCGGCTTCGGCAAACCCGCTTTGGAAGCTAGAGCTGCCCGAGCTGCGCTCGCTCGCGGCCGGCCACACCCTTGGAACGACGCGCAGTGGGTGGGTGAACCCTTATCCGAAGGACGACCCGCGCAGCCTTCTCCTGGAGTACCAGTTCGCCAATTTCCACGATCGCTCGCGGTTCAAGATCAGCCTCCAGGCCCGGCAGACTGGCAAGGATTTCACGAACGAAGGGGAGGCCGTCGAGGACTGCCAGGCCCGCGACGGAACAGAGTGGATGGTGGCCGCTCCATCCGAGCGCCAGGCGTTCGACTCCCTGGACCAGGGGAAGATCTGGGCCGAAGCGTGGGGCCTCTATATCGATGACTTCAAGGTGGTCCGGGATGGCGATCAATCGCAGGCCCTTCTGAAGAGCGCAGAGATCATCTTCTCGAATAAGTCGAGGATCCGAGCGGTCCCTGGAAAGCCGGACACGGTGCGCGGCCGCAGCACGAACCTACTCCTCACCGAGTTTGATTTCTTCGAGAATCCGGCGGCGACCTGGAGGGCAGTCCTGCCCTCGATCACCAACCCGCTTCGCGGCGGAGAAAAGAAGGTGCGGCTCGCGACGACGCCGAATGGCAAAGGCGGGGCGGCTCACAAGATCTGGACCAAGCCTGACACCCCGCGCATGCGGTGGTCGCGGCATCTGGTGACAATTTACCACGCCGTGCTCATGGGACTGCCGATCGACATCGAGCAGCTGCGCGAGGCGATGGACGATCCGGAGGGGTGGGCCCAGGAGGAGGAATGCCAGTTCCTCGACTCCTCACTCATCCTGTTGCCCTACGACATCATCGCTCTCGCGGAGAGCCTCGATGCCCATGAGTCGGCGGACGCCGCATTCTGGGAGGAGAAGAACGGCAACCCAGTGGTGATCGGGATAGACTTCGGCCGGACGAACGATCCGACCGTTCCCTGGACACTCGAGAAGGTGGGCGACGTATGGTGGACGCGGGAGGTCCTCGCGGAGCGCGGCATGTCGACGCCGGACCAGGAGGAGATGCTGGCGAAGCGCATCGAGCGGTCGACCCGTGTCTGCTTCGACTACACCGGCCCGGGCATCGGGCTCGGTGATTACCTGGTCAGGAGGCATGGCCAGTGGGATCCCGCGAAGCACAAGTTCGGGAAGATAGAGCTCTGCACGTTCACGGCGGGCTTTAAGCGCGAGATCTTCCCCAAGCTGCGCCGCGCCTTCGAGTCGCCGGTCAAGATCCGCATCCCGGTTTCTATCGCGGTCCGGGAGGACCTGCATGCCTATCTCCAGATCGTCCACAAGGGCGAGTACACCTACTCAGCGCCCAGGACCGATGAAGGCCACAGCGATCGCTGCACGGCCCTTGCACTGGCATATCGGGCAACGAGCATGGCGGACGGCGTCTTCGTCATGCCGGGCACCGGCAGCAAAACCCGCGAGCGCAGCCGCTCCCGCCATGACCGGGAGGTTTCGACGTGAAGCCTGCCGCGAAAGCCAAACAGCGCGCGCCCAAGGCGCCCCCGATCACCACGAGCGCCGCCAGGGAAGAGAAGCCGGCGGACGCGCTCGCGGTGACCGGCGCCAGCGACCTGCCGGGCCTCGCGGCGTCCGGGGGCGTTTCGCTCACGAGGCGGATCGCCGCCATAAGCCGGTGGCGGGAGAACTACAATCCGCTGCGGGGCCTCTCGTTTCAGCGGGCCGTCTACATGGCCGAGTCCTATCCGCGAGGCTGGATGGCGGATCTCCAGTGGGTCTACTTCTTCATCGAGCAGACGGACGAGGATCTCTTCGCCCTTTGCGACAGGCGCACGAGCCGGCTCCTGGAGATGGACTACTCGGCCGTAAAGAAGAAGGACGCCGATGAAGGTCTCGCAAAGGAGCAGGCGGCGTTCCTGGAGGAGCGCTTCGACAAGATCGATAACCTCTATGAGGCGATCGAGCACCTCGCGATGGCCTCGTTCCGCGGCTACTCCCACTGCGAGAAATGGTATAACGACCAGGGCGAGCTCAGTCACCTGGAGGTGGTCGACCAGTGGAACTGCGTGCGCGACGGATTGAAGGGCGGTTGGAAGTACAATCCCCAGGCGCTGCAGACGTCCTACTTCGCCCTGGACGACGCCCTGGTCATGCCGATCGAGAACTTCCTCTATCGCGACACGCGCCGGCACATCAACCGGATCGCCCTCTTCAAGTTCCTGCGCCAGTCGCTTGCCAACAAGGACTGGGACGCCTTCGTGGAGATCTACGGCATTCCCTCCGGCGTCATCACCGGGCCCCCGAATATCCCGACCGACAAGGCCGCCGACTTCGAGGCGGCCGCCCGTGAGATTTCCGAAGGCGGCAGCGGATTCCTCCCGCACGGCTCTGAGTACAAGCCGAACAACGCGCCGCGGGGAACCTCTCCCTTCAAGGAGCGCCTGGAATACCTGTCCGAGAAGCTGATCCTCGCTGGGACCGGCGGCATGCTGACGATGCTCGCCCGTTCCGGGAGCGGCACGCTCGCCGGGGGCGCCCACACGGACGTCTTTGAGCAGATCGCCAAGGCGGAGGCCCGCAAGATCTCGGAGCTCATCAATGAGCAGCTCGCCGTCGAATGGCTCGATCGGCAGTTCCCGGGCAAGCCGCATGCCGCCTATTTCGCACTCTCGGCAAACGAGGAGACCAAGGTGGGCGAGATCGTCGCCCACATAACCGGCCTCGCGGCCGCCGGCTACCAGGTGGACGCGGAGGAGGTATCCGAGCGGACCGGCTACACGGTTAAGTTGAGGGCCTCGCCGGCCGACGCCGATGGAGAGGATCCGATCGACCCCGCCGCCGGCGGCCTGGATGGAAAGAACTCCGATCCGGAGTCGGGCGACCCTCCGAGTGTCGAGAACCGGCGCCTGCGAATCTACCGGCGCATGATTCGCAATTCCGTCAGGCGCCAGGTGGACGCCGGGGATGCGGTCTTCACCCGCAACGCCGTCCGCAAGCTCACCAAGGCCCAGACTGAGGCCGTCCAGCCCATGCTGGACCGTGTAGCAGCCTTCAAGGAGCTGCCGGCCGACCAGCTCGCAGGCGCCCTGGTCAAGTTTCGCACCGACATTCCCCGGCTTCATGCCGAGGCCCGGCTGCATGCCCCGGACATCGACGACGTTTGGGACCAGGTGCTCGGGACCGCCATGGTCGACGGCCTCGCCGACATGCCCTCAAAAGCCGCCTAAGCGATGCCTAATTTCCAGACCAAGGCCGAAAACCGGCCATTTCAACGCCACGGGCAAAAGTCGGCCTGGTGCGTCCCGTCCCCCCACTTTTCAACCCGGCGGGCGCCTGAAGGCGTTGCAAGGGCTGCAAGAGGCCGTTTTGCGGCTCCGATTTCATGAACGCACTCATTCTAAACCGCCAAAGCAAGCTGCCTGAAGACGGCTGGCACCAATTCGAGGTGCCTGGGGAGCACGTCAACCATGACTCCAAGGTGGTCCAGGTCATCGACGAAAAGGCGGTCACCTCGATCCTGAACCGCTTCAACCAGGAGCGCGAGGCGTCCGGTGACAACTTCGGCGGCCTTCTGGTCGACAAGGATCACTTCAGCCTTGATGCCGAACAGACGAGCGAAGCCATGGGCTGGGCGATGGAGCTGCGCAACCGCGCCGGCGTTCCGGAGGCCAAGGTCAGCTGGACGGCCGTCGGACGCCCGCTAATCGAGAGCAAGCCGGACCAGCCGCCGGCCTATAAGTATTTCTCGACCGTCTATGACGGCACCGACTGCGAGGTCATCGGCAACCGTCAGATCGGCGGCAAGCCCTACAAGGTCGTCCGGCCGCTGCGCCTGGACCGCCTGGCGCTCACCAACGACCCGAACAACAAGGGCGGCAAACCCATTTCGAACCGACAAACCGCGGCGACCGCGGATCGGACAGAAAAACCAAACGCATCCACCATGAAGTCAGTCCTCAAGCTCCTGGGCTTGGCGGAAGACGCCTCCGAGGAATCGGCCGTCGCCGCAGTCCAGAAGATCACGAACCGCGCCGGCCTAGTCGACGCGCTCACCACGGAGCGCGATACGCTCCTCACTGCCCAGGTCGAAAGCGACCTGGATAAGTACAAGGCGGTCATCAAAAACCGCGACGCTTTCAAGAAGCAGCTCCTCGCCAACCGGACGAGCACGCTTGAGCTCCTTGAGGGCCTGCAGACCGCCGCGCCGGTCGAGCAGAAGGATCGGGTCACGAACCGCTCGACGGCGAAGACGCCCGCGGAGGTCGAGGCCGATAAGGCGAAGGCCAAGGGTGCCGAGGCGCTCGGACAGAAGATACAGAACCGCGCCCACGCGATTCAGAAGGAGAAGAGCAAGGGGAGCCGGACCTACCCCTGGACGAACGCATTCAACGAGGCCAGCGCCGAGCTGAGCAGCGACGCGAAGTAACCGGCCCAGAAACCACGAACCCAATCCGATAGCTCAAACTCGCAGATAAAATGGAAACAACCCAATCAAATACGGTCATCGGCAGCCGCCAGGTCATCGCGGCCGAGGGCCTCTACGGAAATGAGGGCAAGCTCATTGTCCTCTACTCCAACGCAGGCGTACCGACGGTACGGATGCCGAATGCCACCACGGACATTCCGACGTACCTGCTGATCGACGACGGCCTGCCGCAGAACGCGGTCGACAACGGCGGCCAGTACGTCGACGGCCTGCCGCTCTCGCCCGATCGCAACGAGCGGATCACCTGCTACGGAGCGGGCGCCGCGGGCACGATCCTCGTCATGGCCGATCCCACGGCCAATGGGGGCGCCCAGGCAGGCATGGTGACGGCCCTTCCGGCCGGCGCCGGCAAGTACGTCCAGATCGGCGTCGCCGAGGAGGACTTCGTTGACGGTCAGCTGGTGCTCCTGCGCCCCGAGCTGAAGAGCATCATCGTCTCGACGGCGGTCGCCGCGCCCGCGGCCCTCACGTCGGCGCAGATCGGTGCGGCTCCCACGGAGGCGAACTTCAACGCGCTGCAGGCCGATGTCGCCGCTCTCCTGGCGACCGTCGCCGCGCTGCGCGCCGCCCTCGCCACGAACGGACAGGTCCACTGATCCGCCGCCCCTCATCCCGAAACAACAGACCAACTCAGTAGCTCTCTACCATGTCACAACTCGGAGCAATCACCGCAGACCCAATGCTGCGGAACTTCGCGCAGGGGGCGGCCCAGTCCGCCACCCGCGCCATCGCGAACTTCCTCGCGCCAACGGTCCCTGTCCCGACCCTCATCGGCCGGTACAAGGAGTACACCGCCAAGAACCGCTTCAAGGTCCCGAACACCCGGCGCGCGCCGGGCGGCAGGGCCACCCGGATCGGTTTCACCGCGGACGACAAGTCCTACGACTGCTCGCCGCACGCCCTCGACTTCCCGATCGACGATCTGGAAAAGATCGAGGCGGCGCAGCTGATGATGATCGCGCAATATGGCGCGACGCTCATCGCCGACGTGGCGACGCTCGACCATGAGATCAACGTGGTCGACACGGCGCTCGCGGCGCTCGGTGCCGGCACGAACGTCGACTTCACCAACGCCGGGACCGACCCGGTCGCGGTCCTGGACGGCTACATCCGCGCGATGATGCTGGCCTCGAAGAACGGCGCGCCGATCAAGGTGCTGGTCGGAGCCGGCGCTTGGCTGGACATCAAGAACAACGCGAACTTCGTCAAGAGGTTCATCGTGGGCAACGGTCGCGGCGGCGGCGCTGTCGGCCTCGCGAGCCCGCAGATCGAGGACCTCTCGTCGCTGCTCTTTGGCGCCCCCGCGTGCCAGATGGCGACGCTCGTCCAGGACACGGCCGCCGAGGGCCTGGCGGAGAACATGAGCTTCGTCCTGGACAAGGACGTCATCGTGTTCGCGAGCCAGGACACCCCCACGACGCTCGATCCGTCGTTCATGAAGACATTCCGGCTCGCGGGCCAGTGGATGGTCCCCGGCTCCTACATCCCCGAGGACGGCCGCGGGGAGGTCCTGAAGATGGATTGGTCCGAGGACATCCGGGTCACGAACGCGCCCGCCGCGGTTCGCCTGCATCAGAACGTCTGATCCGCCTAGGAAGTTCTTCGAGCGCCGGCCGATGGCGGCCGGCGCTCCATAGAGCAGCCAAGCCATATGTCCAACTGGGTCACAGTCACCACCGACAACCTGAACGCCTCCAGCGTCTCGGGGAAGGTCGCGATCATTCGGCAGATCGCGACTAACAAGGGCATGCCCGATCCGGCGCCGGCCGCGATTGCCACGATCACGGGCGAGCTGCGCGCCGTGGTGGGCTTCTCGGGCAAGTACGCTCTCGATACGGTCCTCACCGCTATCCCGGGCGGCCTCCTCGACTTCGCAGTAAAGAAGATCGTCCGTGATATGTCGAAGACGGTCGGGATCCAGCTGACCGAGGACGAGCGGACCGACGAGAAGGTCTACGAGGCGCGGGTGGACAAGATCCGGCTCGGCGACTGGCCGATCGATCTGCCTGACAACGCTCTCATCATCGCGCCCGTCCAGGCGTCGACTGTCGTTCCGAGCATCGGGCGTCGCCGCCGTCGCTTCACACATCGGCACGAGGAGGGATCGTAAGCCATGTTCGACCAACCTGAAGACGCTCACCTTCCGCCGGCGCGGCCTGTCATTAGCTGGCCGGGCGGCAAGGGCCGCATGCTGAAGCATCTTCTGCCGCTCATCCCGGCCCACACCTGCTACGTCGAGCCGTTCTTTGGCGGCGGGGCGCTCTTCTTTGCGAAACCCCAGAGCCACCATGAGGTGATCAACGACATCAACAACGACCTGGTGTCGTTCATGCGGAATGCCCGGCTTCACCTGGACGCTCTTCTCGACGAGACGGACCTGGTCCTCAACTCGCGCAAGGAATTTGAGGACTACCTGGAGCAGGCCGGCCTCACTGAGATCCAGCGCGCGGCCCGCTGGTTCCTCAGAAATCGCCTGAGCTTCGGCGGCATGGGTCGCACCTTCGCCGTGACGCGCACGCACTCGCTCACATCCAGGGCGCAGCGCATCATCGCGATCCGCTCGCTTTCGCGTCGCCTGGATCGCACAACGGTCGAGAACCGGGACTGGGCGAAGATCGTCGACCTCTACGACTTCGACGAGGCGTTCTTCTTCTTCGATCCGCCCTACCTGGACGGCGCCGGCGCGGCCTACGAGGGCTGGAGCGAGCTGGAACTCACGCGCTTCTGTCAGCGGATCCAGAAGCTCAAGGGCGCCTGGCTCGTAACATTCCAAGACTGCGAGCAGGTCCGCGACCTCCTGCCCGGTTACACGACCAAGGCCGTCGTGCGCGCGAACGGCATCGGCAACAACGGCCGCGTCAGGAGCGGCCGCGTTTACCGCGAGGTCATCATTTCGAGCGCCCGCGCGGCGGCCGGCCGCCAGCGAAAGGGGATGAGCGCATGATCTTCACGTCGCCCATGCCCTTCGGGGCCGCCGTGCAGCGCCTCGAGTCCAAGACACCGATCGCCGCGGATCTCTCGTCCGCCGAGTGGTCGCAGATGCAGCTCGGCATTCTTGACCGCTCCTTTTTCTCATCGCGGGTCAACGATATCCGGACCGTCGCCGAGATGCAGTCGCGTATCTCGGACGCGCTCACCCTCGTGCGCCGGGACGGGGGTGCATTCATGGACCGGAGCCGGTTCATCGCCGACATGCGCTCCTACCTGGGCGCCGCGTCTGGCGACAGCGGGGAAATCACCGACCTCACGAGCGCAGGCCGCCTTGGCCTCATCTACGACTTCAACGTCGAGGACGCCATGGAGTACGGTCGCTGGATGGCGCGCCAGGATCCCGACATCCTGGACGCCTTCCCCTGCAACGAGCTTGTGCGGATTGAACACCGCGAGGTTCCGCGCGGATACCGGCGCGGCGCCAAGGGGCGCCTCGTCGAGGTGCCGGACGAAAGCTGGCCCTCTCGGTGGGCCGCAGCCGGCGGGCAGTTTGTCGGCGGCCGCATGATCGCCGCGAAGGACGATCCGATATGGACGAAGATCTCGCGCTTCGGGCGCCCCTGGCCGCCGTTCGATTTCAATTCAGGGATGGGACTGGCGGACATCAGCCGCAAGGAGGCAGAGCAGCTCGGCGTCATAGATCCCGACGCTCCGGCGCCCAAGCCCCAGCACCTGGACTTCAACCACAACCTCCAGTCGTCAATACCCGATGCGACTCCCGAAGTGCTCTCGCAGCTGGAAAAGGTGTTCGGCGACCAAATCCAGGCAGACCGGGATGGCAAGGTCGTCTGGCAAGGCCAGCGCCTGGCCCGCCTCTATTCGGCCGCGCTTGCCGATTCCTCGGTCAAATGGTCGCTCAACCTGGGCGAGGCGACTCCTGAAGCGATCGCCGCGGCGAGCGACCTCGGCGTGGACCTTGAGGGAGCGAGCCTCGTCATCGAGGCCGACGAGATCCGGCATGCGGAAAATCGTCACGGCGCGGGCAATGAGAGCCGTTCGGACCAGCGCCCGCTGACGAGCCTCGACTTCCAGCTCGTCCCCCACGTCTGGCGGAATCCGGACAGCGTCGAGCTGGGGGACAAGGACGGGACGCTCGTCTTTTCAAAGTCGCTCCTGGGCGAAGCTGCCATTGTCACCTACGACCGCCAGGGCAAGTCGGGCAAGTGGGGTTTCCTCACGATGTACGTTAAAACGAAAGGAGGGACGCTGTGATGCGTCCCTCCTTCGCCGCCGGTTGCCTCGATGGCGCCTTTTACAGCTGCCCCCTGGCGGAACGGCCGAACCGTTTCCCGACGCGCAACGGGAAATTGAACGCGCTCAGCGCCGATCGCAAGCCATGAGCGCAATCATCACACTGGGCCGGGATGAGGCGACCCGCGACCTGGCGGTCCTCTACAGCGGCCTTGGGACCCCCGAGGCGCGGGTGGCGCTGATGAATGTTGTGGGCGTCCGGGCCGACAAGGAGCTGCGGGCTTGGTGGACTCGGCGGGACGCCAATTCGCCGAACAAGCATGGCTGGACCCCGCGGCAGCACTTCTGGGCCCGAATCGTCAAGGCGACCGCCTTCGACCCGAGCAAGACGACGGAGGCTACGGCGACGGTCGTCGTGTCGGAGCCGGCGCTCTCGGCCAAGATATATGGCGCCACAATCAAGCCCACGGGTGCCGTCAGCCCTAAGACAGGGCGGCCGACCCAGAATATATCTATCCCGATGGTGGGTGCGGCATACGGATTGTGGCCCCGGGGCAATCCGACCCCCGGCCTCTTCTTCATTAAGAAGACTCATGGCAATGGCGGCTTCCTGGTGGCCCGCGACGGCAAGGGGCTCATTTTCTTCTATCGCCTGCTCCCCGAGGTGACCGTGCCCAAGGATCCCCAGGCGCTTCCGCCCGCGGACCAGCTGGGGGCGGCGCTCGCGGACACGGCCAACGATTTCTTCAGGCGCAACGCATCCGAGGGAGGGGTGAGCTGATGCCGGCGCTGAATCCATTCTTTGCCCTGCAGCGCAGGATCGCCGCGCTCCTGGAGGCGAATGCCTACTTCACTGGCCTCACCGCGACCGGCCAGATCCTGACGGAGGAGATCGGCGACCTGGAGTTCGTGGTCATGAACAAGCTGCTGCCTCTGTCCTTCGGGGTCGTCGTCACGACGGCCGCAGGCAAGGCGCGAGAGAACGAGTACGAGGTCCTCATGACCGACGAGGACCTCAACGTCTCGATCATGTGGAATCCGACCACGGATCCCAAACACAAGATGCTCGACGCAGTAGCGGCCGCGATCGCCGCGCTGCAGAACCAGTTTGTCCAGGAGACGCCTCCTCCCGCGCCGCGGCCTTTCGATTACTTCCGGATCACCGGGCACCAGAAGCGCCTCGATGGCCCTCCGGGCGTGAACGTCCACGAGATCTACGTCCTAGCCGGCCTGCGCCTCTCCTAAGTTTCCGTCCAAAACAACCATAACAGTCGTCTCATAAAATGAACCTCAAGCGCATCGTCACAGGCTCACAGTCCATCTTCTTCCCGGAGGGCGGAGCCTTCACCATACCGGCTGCTGGCATAGCCGGCGTCGCATCGAAGCCCGGCGCCACGGATCCGGCCTTCCTCGTCCTCGGCGCCATCAAGTGGTCGAAGAATCCGACCCACAAGACCGAGAACTACATGGAGGCCTCCCCGGGCTCCTACGTGGCGACGGACGAGATCGTCCTCAGCAAGGGCATCACTCTGAAGGGCAAGCTGGAGAAGCAGTCCAACTTCGCCGTCCAGCTGCAGCAGGCCTGCGCCGCGCTGCCCGTGTCCCCCGCGGCCGGCGGCGTCTTCAACCCGCTCTCCGGGCCGCCCGTCGTGCGCGGCTGGCTGCATGTCCAGGAGTACGACCAGAACGACACCCTGGTGAACACGGTGGACTACTGGGTCGCCATGAAGGCGAGCGGCGACACCAACAACGACGACAAGGCCACGGAGACGCCGATCGAGGCCGTGGTGCTCTTCTCGACGCTCAACGTCGGCACCCTGGCCTAAGCCAACCCAACGCTAGCAGCCGGAAGGGGCGACTTCGCCCAGCCCCTTCCGGCCGCTGCCATCACACATGAGTTTCACACGCACCACGACCGCTCCGGGCGTCATCGACGACATCTCGCCGGGCACGCCCACGGACGCAGCGCCGGGGCAAGTCGCCCCGGCAGCCCGCAGCAACACCGCGCCCGCCGACAGGACAGGCGCAGCCAGAACCGCGACGCCCCCCGTGTCCTTCGACATGCTGGACGGCACCGCCCAGCCCCTTCCCAACATGCCATCCGTATTCCAACCCGCATTCAACGGCCTCACCGGAGGCGGCAACAGCCTCTCCACCCTCACCGCAAGCGCAGCCGACATCGGCAAATTCATCCAGGGAAAGGACGGCGCCCAGATGAGGAGCTACGAAGTCTGCGCCGGCGCCGACGCGACGGCCGCTCCCGGCATCATTCGCCCGGCGAACTTCGACGCCGTCAACAACGCCGTCGTCTTCGTCGAGCGCTAGACGCCCAACCCAATAGGAAATCCAACCATGAATCGCTTCCTCCTTCTCTGCGCCCTCGCGGCCGCGGCCCTTGCGCCGGCGGCCCTGGCAACCAACACGGGCTCCGAGCCCTTCTATATATCGTCCGATGGGAACGACGTCGCCCTGGAGAACCTGGTCTTCGACAGCGGCACGTCGATCAGCGGCACCGGCACGTTCGATTTCAGCGCCGGCACGCTGATCATGTCGGCGAACACGAATATCCCGGCGCTCACCATCAGCGGCACGGCCGGCGCCGGCTTCCTGGATCTCACCTCGCAGTCGGCGGTTCCCGCATACCTCTCGGGCAGCATCCGGCTCTATTCCGATGCGAGCAACAAGCTCGCCTGGATCGGAGCTACCGGATTCACGCGCAGCTTCGACGGGTCGATCACGGCGAACCGCGTCTATACGCTGCCTGACGTATCGGGCACCCTCATCACGAGCGGCAACCTTTCCAGCATCACGACCGTGGGGACCCTCACGTCCGGCGTCTGGAACGGCACGGCGATCGCGAATGCCTACCTGGCTAACTCCTCGGTCTCGATCGCGGGCAACTCGGTCGCCCTGGGCGCGTCCCTTTCGCTGGATACCCTGACGGGTGTCTCCACGAATGGATTCCTGGAGAGGACGGGCGCCAACGCGCTCACTTCCCTTGGGTCGACGGGCGCCGGCAGTGTGGTGCTTTCGACGTCCCCGACGTTGCTGACATCGCTCCTGGTTACGCAGACCGGGTCCGGACCTTCTTCGGCCCAGCTGAGCGCCAGCGTCAACGCGCCCGCCGTCTCCTACACCTCGAACACGACGGGCGGCTTTCACTACGCCCAGGTGAATTCGAACGGGACACTTGTCTTGCAGATCTTCGACAGCGGCCTTGCAGCGATCTCCGCCAGCTCAACTGGGGGCCTCGCGGTCGGGGGCGGACTCAACGTCTCAGGGACGACGGCCGCTACCAGCACGTCCTCGGGCGCGATCGTGGACGTCGGCGGCCTCGGGGTCGCGGGAGCCGTCTACGCGGGCTCCCTGAACACGACGACCATCGGGTCAATAAGCTCGGCCGTGCTTACCATCACAGGAGGGACTAGCAACTCCACCATCACGCTCAACGGCACGAGCACCTCTCCGGAGAATAGCTACGCCGCGCCGTCCAGCGCCACGACCTCGCAGGTGGGTCATGCTTTTACCTTTGCAAGCACGTCGAGCGGCGGCGGCACGGCGGTCGGCGCGCGTATTGTCGACACGGTGAACCAGAGCGGCAGCTCTGGCTTCGTCGACCTGTTTATCAACCGAACGCAAACCGCGACGGGGTCGGCTGCGGAAGCCCTCGCTCAATTCAGCGTCGGGTCGACAGCCTGGTATACCTTCAACATAGGCAACGCGGCCACCACGGGGGACTTCAATGGATCCTCGGGCACGGCCGTGGCGGCCGACTTCGAGCCCAACTTCTCTGGCGAGACTAGCTCGGCCGGATGGACGGCGCTAAAGGTCAATGCGACCGACGGCAGCGGAAGCGGAACGAAGACGCTCATCCAGGGGCTCCTCGGCGGATCCTCGGTCTTCAGCGTCCTAAGCAACGGCAACCTCTCCGCGACCGGCACGGTCGGCTCGGGCGGAGCGGTCCTCGCCGCCACGGCTCCGACTCACGGCGCCGGAACCTGGGGACTCGGCACCATCAGGACGGGGTCCGGCCTCGCCGTTTCCACCTCCAACGGTCTTGAGCTCTCCGTCGGAGGAGTCGTCTACGACGTCGCTCTCCTCACATCCACTCCATGAAGGCTAAAATCACAATCCTCGCGATTGCCCTTGCGGCGGTCGCTTTCGCCCAGACGCTCACGCCCACCCCGACGCCAACCGCAACGCCGACCCCGGTGATCGTGCAGTCGCCGGAATATCCCTGGCGCCTGCAGGTGGACTTCACCTACGTGGACGGCGCGCTCACCGCCGCTCCGATCACGCAGTTCTACCAGAGCGACATCACCCAGGGCTCGGACGTCATCGCGCAGCCGCCCAGCGTGCCGCCCAGCCTCACTGTGGACCTGGTGGCGAACGGCTCAAAGACGGTCACGATCGGCGGCACCACCTATACCTATGCGCAGGTGATTGCCATGATGACGGCGATCTTCGCCCAGGAAAGAGCCGCGCAGCTGGCCCCGACGCCCACTCCGACGCCGACGCCCTAGCGGCCGATTCCATGACGCGCCAGGACATCGAGAACCTGCTCACCGACAAGGAGAGCTCCCTCGGCCAGCAAGTTCCCTTGCTGGAGAACCTCGCGCGCTTTGGCGGCCTCATCTATGCCAAGCCCGAATGGGCCTGGATCGTGGGGCCGTTCCGCGAGCTCGTGAGGGCCCGGCTCTGGTCGGATGGCCTCGATACCTGGCTCGTCAAGTGGGAGTGCCGCGACTTCGCCAGGGCGTTCGCCTGCTACGCCCAGGAGTGCAACGCCCTGACGCCCGGCGCCCCCAAGGGCAGCGACGCCCTGGCCGTTGGCGAATTCTGGTTCATCCCGGATGCCTCGCGGGGTCTCGCTCCCGCAGGCACCGGGCACGCAATCAACATCTGCATCACCGAGAAAGGGGTGCAGTTCATCGACCCTCAAAACTTCACCGAATGGATACCATCCTTAGACGAATTGGCTTCGTGCTTATTTCTGCGGTTCTGATCGGCGCCAGCGGGTGCGCGACGACCTCCACGAAGCTGCCCCCCGTGCAGTACGCACCCTGATTTACCATGAAAACACTGAAGACATTCCTGGCCTCGGGCCTGCTCCTCGCCGCGGTCACCGTCCGCGCTGACAACATCAAGCTGAACTTCGTCCAGCAGACCGGCGTCCTCCAGGCCCTCCAGGGCCTCGATGGCACCGCGAGGCTCGACAAGGAGAACACCAAGGTCGTCGTCGGCTTCGACTTCGCCGGGTCGACGCGGATCGCGATCATGAAGGACATAACCGCCCTGCAGGCCGGCCTCCAGACGGTCCGAGAGGCCGAGGCCCATTACATGAAGGGCCACGGCATTGCCGAGGTGAAGAGCGCCACGCCTGAGCAGCTTGCCGCGATGGACGAGATCGCGAACACCCCGTCGGACGTGACTCTCATCAAGTTCTCGACCGACGACCTGCGTCTCGACTCGAACGCCATTCCGGGATCCGTCCTGGCGGCGTTGGCGCCCCTAATCAAGTAGCGCCATGGACCCTCTCGCCGAAGTGCCGCCCCCTACGCTCCGTTTCAAGAACGGGCAAAGCGAGCTGATTCGCTGGACCGAGCTTGGCATCGCCGAGCGGCACGCGTTCACCAACCTCCTCGCCGAGGGCAGGACTCCCGAGATCGTGCTCCTCTGCACCAAGCGGAACGCCGCCTGGATGGAGAGCCTCGACTTCGATTCCTACCTGGAGCTCGCCAAATACTTCCTCAAGCGAAATTTTCGCTGGGCCCTCGCCATCGTGACGCACGATCCGGTGATGGGCCTGAAATGTGGGACGTTGATCCTGGCGATTCAGATATCATCCGGACTTTCGACGAGCTCTGCGCCTACGCCCGCCGGTGCGTCGACCGATGGGAAGGAGACGCCTGGCGCGCCTGCGCCAGCGGCTTCTGCGCTGGAGACCAGTCAAAGGTCCTGACCCACAGCCCCAAGGACATCCAACGGTACATCTTCGAGCGAGACCGCTACCATGCACGGCGCCAGCTGGAGCTCATGGAAAGCTGCCTCCTCGGGATGGTCGGCGGAGACGACTACAACGCGGCCGCGACAAAGCTAATCGAGATCATCGATGCCGAGCCTGGTTGAACTCATCATCAGCGCCGTGGGGGCCGAAGAGGCCGGCGCGGCCGTGCAGGGCATTTCGGCCAAGGTTAAGGAGCTGGCATCCTCCCTCAGCGGCGGCGGCCTAAAGAGCACGACCGACTTCTCCGAGAAGCTGGAGGACGTGTCTGGGGTGATGCGCGACATGGTGTCGCCCGCGCTCTCGGACACGACGAAGCAGCTCCTCGGCCTGGCTGCCGCGTCGCTCTCGGTGGGCGCGGTATATAATTCCGTTAAGGACCAGATCAGCCAGGGATCCGACTTCGTCCAGCTCTCTCGCCGGACGGGGGAGAGCGTCAGGGACCTGGTCATCCTGCGCCAGGCGTTCACGAATGCCGGGCTCGGCGCCGAATATGTGGGAACGGCCGCGAACCTCCTGGACCGGGTCCTCAGCGGCACGACAGCGAGCGGAAGGCGCACCTCCGAGGTCTTCGAAGAGCTGCATCTGTCAATCGACAAGATGCGGACCCTCACCTTCACGCAGCAGCTGCAGGAGCTCGGGTCCGCGTTCGCCCGGCTTCCCGACCAGGCTGCGCGAAGCGGCGCAGCGATGACGCTCTTCGGCCGCTACGCCGGCGGCCAGATGCTGCAGCTCCTGGCCGACACGGATGCCTTCCGCCGGGCCGAGGCGCAGGCGGGGAGCTATGCGGACCGGATGGCTCGGGACGCGGGTGTTTTCAACGACGTCGCGCTTCGGTTCAACGCCATCAAGGTGAACATCCAGGAGATGGCGGCGGCGGCGGCCGAGCAGCTCGTCCCGGCGCTCGATAGCGTGGCAAAGGTCGCCGGAGGAATTAACCTTGCCGGCTTGGGCAGCTTCGCCGGCGCGGCGGCTCCTGGCATCCTGGGGACCGTCGCCCTCACGATCGCTACAGACCAGGCAGACATGAAGATGGTCCAGCTGGCGGAGCGTTTCGGTCAGAACGTCGAAGGTAGCCTGCTCGGAGGTGTTATGGGCGCCGCGAGCAAGGTCACCGGGCTGCTCGCGACGGCGCTGCCCTTCGGATTAGCAGCGGTAATCGGCGCCGAGATCGTGAAGGGGATCCTGATGGCGGACTGGCAGAACACCATGGACAAGATCGACGCCGCCGGCTCGGGCGCCGACACCCTGACGAAGAAGGCCCGGGACATCCGGACCGACGACGACCGGCAGGCCGTCCTTGCCATGGCCCAGAAGGAGCTGGCCTCGCAGGTCCAGGCGCAGGCGGACGCTACTAAGGTACCCATGTTCAGCGGACCCGGTGTGGTGCCTGGAATGGACCCACGCGCGACTGCTGGCGAAGGAAACAGCCTGCTCGCCGACAGCTACGGGGCGACGATCTCGCAGTTGAAGACGCTCATCAACGAGCTCGCCAGTCCGAAATGGGCGAAGATGACCGAGGAGCAGAACCAGGCTACCGACGCCCTTGCAAAATTCCGCACCGGAATTGATGCGGCCGCCACCAGCTTGCCGCAGCTCAGAGAGAAAAACGATCAGCTGCAGGAAAAGGATATGTCACCCACTGACAGGGTGGCGGACCTCACTGCCCAGCGCACGCAGTTGTACTATCAAAGGGCCGCGCCGCCGCAAAAGGGCGCCAGTGCCGACGAAATCGCGACGGTCGATCAGCAGACCGACAACAAGATCCTCGACCTAACCCACCAGATCCAGGAGGCGGAAAAGCAGGTCACCGAGGAGAAGAAAAAGCAGGCGGAACTGGATGCTCACCGGCAGATATACGCTCTCCAAACAAACATGGAGAGGGCGAAGGCCGCCGGGGACCTGGAAGGCGCGCAGGCCCTCAAGGAGCAGATCGACGCGATCCGCAACAGCGTGGAGCTGCAGGGAGAGGACCTGACATTAGCGAAGCAACGGGCCGCGGCTGAGCATCAGGTATTTGAAGAGCAGCAAGCTCAGATTGCGCAGCGGAAGGCTGCTGAAGCGGCGCGTCAGGCACTGGAGGTCCAACGCACGGCCCTCGAAAATGAACTCGAAGCTATCCGTAGTCGGCTTGCTCTTTTGGACTCCGACACGAGCAAGACAGAAGCCCAAAAATGGGCCGACCGAAAGGCTGCGATCGCTGAGGAAATTAAGGATGTGGAGGCGACCATCCAAGCCGAGCAGCTCCTCGCTCAGGCGGCCGCTGCGAAGGGCGATCAAGTGGCGGCGAACCAGTACTCGGCCGAGGCCGCTAAGAACGGCGAAAAGCTCAGCGGGTTGCAGCATGAGAACGTTCAGCTGGGTCCCGACCCGAACAACTGGGTAAAGCAGACCCAGAAATCCATGAACGACCTGCTAAAGTCGCTGGGAACGACCTCGCAGCAGATTGCCCAGTCGATCACGAGCACGATCGGGAACGCCTTCAATTCGATCCGGGAGAACATCGTCAGGGCCATCACGGTGACTGGCGACTGGAAGCGGGCGATCAGCCAGATCGGCCTCAGCATCGAGCAGTCCCTCGTGGGCGCGTTCGTCAACATGGCGGTCCAGTGGGCGGAGAAGCTCGTCATCATGAAGGTGGAGTGGCTCGCGATGCGCCTCGGGATGGCGGCGGCGGACAAGGGTGTCGCCGCATCGAGCACGGCGGCCCTGGTGCCCCTCGCCCTGGCGACGTCGGCCATCTGGGCGGCGCCGGCGGCCCTGGCCACGATCGCGACCTTCGGCGGCGCGGCGGCCGCGGCGCCCATGGAGATCGCGGCCTCGATGGCTGCCAGCCAGGGCCTGGCGCTCGCCTCCTCGGGCGGTTTCTTTCCCGGAGATCCCACGAAGGCCCGCGGCATCTTCCACGGCGACGAGTTTGTCCTTTCGGCGCCGGCGGTCCGCAACCTGGGCGGCGGGGCGGCCGTGACGGCCCTCCACCAGGCGGCGCTGCAGGGCCCGGCCCAGGCCGCCGCGGCTAAGGCCATGACGGGGGGCGGCCGCACGCCGAACATTCACACGTATATCGACAAGGCTGTCTTCATGCGCGCCATCGCGCCGGACGTTGAGGCGATCGCGCACACCGTCTCCATGAAGAACATTCGGCAAAACGCCTGAGCCATGATCCCAGTCGTCGCACTCGGCCAGGACGCCTGGCTCGTGCCCTACAGCCCGAACACCGACGACGCCTGCACGGTGAAGGCGCGGGTCGCCATCCAGGCATCGAGGAGCCTCACGGCGCGCCAGTCGCGCAGGCCGACGGCGCGGCTCCTGCGCTACCGGATCAGCTGGACGAGCAAGATGCGCCGGGGTGACTACGCCGCGGCCCGCATCGCGGCCCTCAATTCCCAGGACGAGCCGATCCTGACCCCCTTCTGGCCCGCTGCCAGGCCGGTGGCCGCGGCGGCCGCCATGACGGGCGGCGTCGTGATCGCGTGGACGCGGGGCTGGACCGGCTGGGCCATCAGCCCCGTCAGCCTAGTGGGTTTCGACTACTATGCTCCGCTTCTCTGGGGGCGCTTCTCCCAGCCGCCGAGGATCACCGCGCAGACCAACGAATACGTGACGGCGGAATTCTCGGTGGACGAGGACTCGGGCAGCGCGGCCGCCATCACGCCGCCGGCCGGCGCCGACACGACCTTTGCGACGCCGGACGGCTACGCGGCCGCCATCTACCCCTACAAGTTCGACCCGGCGGACAACATCAAGCTGGCGCTGCCTGGCTACGACGTCAGCCGCACCCAGCTGGGGGCGGGGCGCCAGGAGTCGACGACCTTCTATCCGCAGATCCCTGAAGACACCCTTCAGGTGGCCTACAAGTTCCGCTGCAGCGCCGATGCAATCGAGCTCCTAAGCTGGTGGCAGCGGCGAGCCGGGGGAGCGGACGCCTTCTGGATACCGTCGACGCAGAGCATCGGGCGCCTGAGCGCAGACATCGCGGCCGGGATCACGGTCCTCCCGTCGACGTGCGCCATCAATACGCGGGTGGGAGACACCCTCGCGCTCTGCACGACGGGGCAGGCCATGGAGCTGGGGCGGGTAAATTCGATAGCCGGCGGGACGGTGAAGCTCGCCGCGGCGACCACGGCCGCGCACCCGGCCGCGTGGACGAGCATCTGCCCGGCGGTCCTCGTTCGCCACACGGACGACGAACTGCAGGTGGACTTCCGGCGCACCTCCGAGGGCGACTGGACGGCGAGCGGCAAAGTCTCATTCCGGGAGGTCGGCGCCGAGTACACCGTCCCGACGGACGGCGAGACACGCGGCGTCACGATGGGGCGCCAGCCGACCCTCGCCTGGTTCGCACGGGTCGACCTCAATTACCCCGGCTCAGTCCAGAGCTGGTTTCTGACCGACTGGGAAGGGGGCGCAACGACCCCTGACGCCCAGGTCTGGGAGTACTCGGATTTCGATTTCGGGCAGATCGGCCAGAACATCAACGGCGACGATGACGCGGCCACGTTCAAGGTGCGCTGGTGGGACGGTTGTCCCTGGGTTAATTGGCTCCCTGGGCAGCTTTCGGCGACGGGCACGCTCACGGTCCTCAAGGCGACGGTCGCTGCCGACGGCACGGTGGGCGAGCCGGAGCAGGTCTGGTCCGGCCAGCTCTCCACGCCCTCTCCCGAGGGCGCCATGCTTTCCGTGAAGGTGCTCGGGGCAAACGCGCTGTTTGATCAGAACGCTCCCCAGCAGCTGCAGATCCCGCAATGCTACAAGAAACTCTACGGGGTGCGCTGCGCGCTCACTCTAGCCAACTGGCAGTTTAGCGCGAAGGTCGGCTCTATCGCCGGCCTAAGCGTCGTCATCAACACGATCGCTGCCTTAGGCTCATGCGCACCTGCTGTCATGGTGGGCGGCCTTCCCGCGGGCTTCGGCTTCCAGGACTGGTTCACCCTCGGCTACGTCGAATGGACGAGCGGCGGGAACACGCTCAGTTCCGAGATCATCGCGTCATCGGCGCTCGCAGGAGGCGCCATCACTCTGACGCTCCAGCGCCCGGTCACCTTTGTGGCGGGTGCCACCATCACCGTGGTCCCTGGATGCGACCGCACGCGCAGCACCTGTGACGGGTACGACGCTGCGACGAACCCGACAGGAAAATTCAACAACAACCGCGGGAGCACGCTCAAGTTCGGGGGCTTCGCCGACATGCCGGCGATCAGCCCCAGCTTCATCATCCCGCAGACGACGACAACCCCCGCCAAGAAATGATCACTGCAGCCCAGCTCGACGCCCTTGACGCCGCCGCCGCCTCGTGGAGGGGGACGCCCTTCTGCGAGGGATCGCCCGTCAGGGGCGCCGGCATCTCCTGCAGCCATCTCGTGGCCGAGGTTCTCTTCGAGGCCGGCCTCACCCCCCGGATCCCGGTCCCGGACGGCCCGTCGTCTTCTTCGGCGATCCTTTCATCGGAAAGCCTGATCGCGAAATTCATCGATGGCACGGGTCTCTTTGTCCGCATGGACGGCTTCCCCCAGGGCGGCGACGTGCTGGGCTTCAGGGTCGGCAATGCCGTCCACCACGCGGCCGTCATGCTGCGCGGCGGCCGCCTCGTCCACAGCATCCGCAACCATGGGGTCTGCGTGGCACCGCTCATCCCGGCCGAGTGGGCGCGCCGCATCGAAATCGTCTGGCGCCTCAAAAGCGTACTATGAGCGAGCCCAACAATACGCAGCCGGTCAGCCTTCTGCCCTTCCAGCAGGAGAACGTCGCCTCGAACCAGCAAAACGTCCCGATCCCGTACCTCGGGGGAGAGCGCCTCATGGCCCTTAAGTGGATCCAGCCGGCCCTCGGTGAAATGACCCAGCAGGCCACGGGCTCTGGGAAAAAAGGCTAATGGGCAGCAGCAGCAAAAGCGGGTCCGCCCAGCAGAGCCTCAACTACTACGGCACGATCGCGGGCGCCTTCTGCTGGGGGCCGTTGCAGTGGCTGACGGCCGTCGTCTGCAACGGGAACTACGTCTGGCAGTGCTCGCCGTCCGGTCCCCTCGATTTGACGGCTTCAGGGGCTCTGGAGGCCGGCGGCTACGTGGACCTGACGGGCGGCATCCTGGATCCCACGCTTATCGCCTCGGGCGGCTTTCTGCATCTCTACGCCGGCTTCCCCAACCAGGGCGCGAGTGCGGCCCTGACCGGCGATGCCTACCAGGACACCGTTGTCCTGGTCGGCAAGGACATCTTCTTCGGGGAGGATTCGGGCACCGCGCCCAACTTCCAGATCATCGGCGGCCGCTGCCCGCAGGTGGACACCTCGATCGTCGCGGCCCTGGACAACATCGTCGTCGACCGACAGGTCAATCCGATCGCCTGCCTGGCTGAATTCTTCCTCGATGAGCGAGGCAAGGGAATGCTGCTCTCCCAGCTGGACCCCGCGAGCTGGCAGGCCTCCGCCCACTGGTGCGCCCAGGACGCCGCTCACCAGGCATTCACATTCATCTCGCCCCTCATCACGGAGCAGAGCGCCTTGCGCGACGTCCGCAAGGCCCTCCTGGATCCCATCTCGGGCTACACGCGCTGGCTGCCGAACGGCACGCTGGGGTGTTTCATTTACGAGTGGGGCACCAATCCCGGCGGCCTCGTGACGGTTGACGCCAGGCACTTCACAAAGGAGCTGAAGGGTGACCTGGCTGACTGGGTGTCCGTCCCGACAGGCATCGTGGCCTCGTTCACGGACCGGGCCTACGAGTTCCAGACAAACACGGTGCTGGTCCCCAACGAACGGGCGACCCAGATCCGCGGCGTCGCGGATCCCAGCCAGATCGACCGCCAGCACGTCACAAAGCAGCCCCAGGCGCAGGCTCAGGCCATGGAATACATGAGGCGCCTGTCGATGGGCCCGGGGACCGCCACGGGTGTTATTCGGGGCTCGCTGATCCCTGGCGTCGTGCCGGGCTCAAAGATCCTCATCAACGTCGACCCGCAGACAGGGGGCGGCGGCCTGGCGCAGCTGGCCCGGATCGACGGCATGAAGATCGATCGCTCCGACGACGTGGAGCTGGACATCACCTACGACCCGCTGCTCCCCGCGGTAGCCTATACGCCCGACTGGCCCTCCCCGCTGCCGGAGACGACCTTCCATGCCTCGTCGGCGCCCACGCTGGTCTACCGGCTCGCGATTCCGCTGCCGCCTGGAGCATTCGACTGGCCCCCGGCGGTGGGCTTCCTGGCGACGAGGCCCTCGATGACGGTGACGGGTTTCAGCGTCTATTTCTCCCAGACGTCGGGAGGCGCCTTTGCCGAGCTGGGCTCGCAGCTCGGTTTCGCTGTCCGGGCCTCACTGATCACGGCCGTGGGGACCGGCGACGCGACGATGGAGCTGCAGATGCTGGACGGCGCGAACGGTCCGGACGCCTATCTCGCCGCCAACACCCCCGGCGGCAACACGACGGCCGCCGAAAACAACACCCTCCTGGCGATCCTGGTACAGCTCGACGGCTCGGGCAGGGTCGCCCTGGACGGAAGCGGCAACCCGATCATGGAGATGGCCTCCATCGTCCAGCGGTCCGCCGTCACGGCCGACACCCACAACTACACGGTCCTGCGCGGCCGCTGTGGCCTAGCTGCGCGGGCCTGGGGAGCAGCGACCGCTGCCTGGATAGTCCCGATCGCGAATCTGACGCCCTGGAGGCATTTGCTCTTCGCAGCCCTGGAAGGGGCGCCTGCGTATTTCAGGCTGCAGGCATTCACTTCCGCCGCCGTCGACGAGACGATCCCGTTGCCCGAGGCCGACGTCGTGTTCCCGACCCTTGCGCCGCCCACGGCGCTCACAGCCATCACCCCGGGGGGACAGCTGGTAACGCTTGCCTGGGCAGACAGCGTCAACCTGGACGACGGCCTTGACGAGTATGTCGTCTACCGGGCAACGGCAGGCGCCGGCGGCCCCTTTACCGAGATCGGCCGCACCAGGTCGACGGCCTTCCACGATACCGGGCAGACAGGTGGCCTCGTGATAGGCACGCAGTACTGGTACGCCGTCACTGCCCTGGACCTTTCGGACGACGAAAGCGTCCAGTCGAACATCGTCACGGCCACGCCGACCGGGGTCGCAGCCAACCAGACCCCTCCGCAGAACGCCGGAGCAGCATCGGAGGCGGACGGGGGACATACCATCGTCGCCAGCGACGGGAGCGTCTCGGCGTCGCTGGACATCCTGGTCCCGGCTCTCCCGGGCGCCGGCGCCGGAACACTGGCCGCCGCCTGGCAAAACCTCCTTTTCAGACGCAACGGGGTTTCGAGCCAATGGCAGATCGGATCCGGGAATCTTAACAATACCGGCACCGTGACGGTTTCCTTGGACCTCCTGTCCCCCGGCGTGGCCTATGACGTCGCACTGCAGGCATTCACGAGCTTCGGCATCCCCTCGGCGATAGTAGTCGCGACCAGCTCACCTTTCACAGCGCCCAGCAAGGGCACCTCGGCGCCAGCGCCGGGCGCCATTAGTTCGCGGGTGCCGACGACGGGCGACGCTGTTCCGCCGGCATTTGAGGGTAGTCAGCTGGTTCCAGCCACGATCATCACGTTTGCCGGCGTCACCTCGGACAGGAGCCTCATCGGCTACGAATACTACCTGGGTGAGCTGTCTGGGCCGCCAACCACCGGACAGGCCATCAACCCGGTCAATGTCGTTCCAGCCACCCCGGACGGAGGCACGGTCGAGATCCCCGTTTATGGGCAGCCTTCGCTTCTCAGCTTGGCTGGATGGGTGCGTACAATCGACAGCACTGGCAACACGAGCACCTGGACGGGTACGGGCGGCGCCATGGCCTGGACGTTCGGCTACGCGGGCAACATGGGCGCCCAGGATTCAGACGGGGTCGAGGTCAGCGCAGTCCAAACGGGTGCGGCAGGGGCCAGCTCCGTGCGTCAGATCCTCGCCAGTTGCCCCGTCGACATGGTCTACGTCACGACTGGAGGTCATCCGACCGAGACGTTCAACGTCGACATCAGCAACCGGGGATTCACCACCGCGCCGGACAACTGCCAGATCACCCCCACGTCGCCGACCCTCGGGAACTCCTGGTATTACGACAAGAGCTCCTCCACCTCGACGACCGCTGTGATCGTCATGCAAGGCTTCAACGGCGCCAACATCGGCGTCGCCCAGGACTACGGCATCAGCTTCCTCTTCACCGAATACGACTAACCGCCATGGCCCTCCAAAAGACTATCGACCTGCCCAACGGCACCTCAGGCAACTATATCAAGATCGTGGCCTATCGTTGGGACACGCTCACCGAAACCGCCTCCGCGCTGTTTGCGCTCTACCTTAGCCAGGCGCAGCGTACCGCTGCTCCCAAGAGCACCCTTATGCCAGTGGTCGCCAAACTCCGGCTGCACGGGGCTAAGTTCAACCAATACCTCGCGAATTCGGTTCTCGACCCGCCCAATGTGACCGTCCTCGGTCAGCTCTATGCCGCTGCCAAGGTCGAGCCGCTGAAGTCGGACTTTCAGCCCACATCCGGCTCTGCGACGGTCTTGTCCGATGCCACAAACGTCTGAGGTCGACCTTCGTGACCCGTCCGCAGCAACCCCCGCATTTCAGCTGTTACGGCGGAAGCCTCCAAGGTCGGCCGCTGTTGCTCATCGATGAGCGGGCCTACGAGGACACCATTGTCGAGCTTTGGAGGCTGAAAATGGCCGTTTCTGAGGCCCTGCAACCGGCTCTTCCACCCCCTGCAAGGCGCCTGTCTCGGCTCCTCGTTTCAGCGCCTGATTCTTAAAGGTGTGGGAATTATTCCTAAAGCGAACGGGAATTTACATTGATAACCATATTTTTGTAATATGATGGACGCCGAGGGATTCGAACCCCCGACCCCCTCGGTGTAAACGAGGTGCTCTAACCAACTGAGCTAGGCGTCCGAAATCTGGCCTATACGGCGGCCAGCGCGCGCCGCGGCCGCAGGAGACCGTCGCGGGCCATCAGCTCCGCCACCTGGACGGCGTTGAGCGCCGCCCCCTTCCAAAGGTTGTCGCCGCTCACCCAGAACGCGAGGCCGTTGGGAAGCGCCGTGTCGACGCGGATCCTGCCGACGCCGCACTTCACCTTCGCGCTGAAGTCGAGGGGTGTCGGGTACGCGCCCGTGGACGGCTCGTCGACGAGCTGCGCGCCCGGGAACGAGGCGACGGCCTGCCTCGCCTCCTCAACGCTGACCGGACGCTCGAACTCCGCATTGACCGCCACGGAATGAGCCCGGACCACGGGGACCCGGACGCAGGTCGCGGAGACCGGAAGGTTGGGCAGGCCCAGGATCTTGCGGGCCTCCAGCATCATCTTCGTCTCCTCGCCCGTGTAGCCGTTTGCCCCGAAGGAGTCGACCTGGGGAATCACGTTGAGGGCGATCTGGTGCGGGAAGACCTTCTTCTGGAGCGGCGCGTGCCCCACGTGCGCCGCCAGCTGCGCCTCAAGCTCGCGCTCCCCTTCCGTGCCGGCGCCGGTGACCGACTGGTAGGTCGCCATGATGAGGCGCTTCAGTCCAAAGCGCCGGTGCAGCGGCCAGACGCCCATGAGGGCCACCGCCGTCGAGCAGTTCGGGTTGGCGATGATGCCCTTGTGGGTCCCAAGCGCCTCGGGATTGATCTCGGGGATGACGAGCGGCACGGACGGGTCCATGCGCATGGCCGAGCTCTTGTCGATGACGAGGCAGCCGGCCTTGACGGCGTCCGGGGCGAGCGCGCGGGTTACCGGGCCGCCGGCCGCGAAGAACGCCACGTCAATCCCGGCGAAGACTCCCGCCTTTGCCTCCTCGACCGCCACCTTCTCGCCCCTGAAATCAACCGTCTTGCCCACCGACCTGGCCGACGCGAAGGGCCTGAGCGACGAGATCGGGAAGCCGCGCGCCTCGAGCAGGCGCAGCAGCTCTTGACCGACGGCGCCCGTGGCGCCGACGATGCCGACCGTGAAGGATGCTGTCTTGTCCAT